GTACGTGCACCATGTATGTGTCCTATATATACCCTTATGTATGTGTGTGTGTTTGTTGTTACCTATCCTCCAAATTTCATGTCGTGAATACCCTATGTATGCTATGCGTGTTCATGTGTTGTGTTGTGTATATGTAACATGTCCTACTCTCCAAATTTCATATGCGTGTAATGTATGCGTGCGCATGTGCATCAGTGTAATGCATTGACTTGATGCATGTTCATGCGTGTATGTGTTATGCACAATGCAGCGTATGCATGTGTTGTGTATGTAGTACGTGCATGTCCTATCCTCCAATTTTCATATACGTGTAATGTATGCATGTGCATGTGCATGGGGGGTGGGTACTTGCGTGTAATGTATGCATGCACATGTTCATGTGTCATAGAGGGTAACGTGTCATATAGTGCAATGCAGTATGCATGTGCATGGGGGTGGGTACTGATGCAGTATGATACCCAATAACCATAGGCTTATCGGTATGCATGTGCAGGTAGAGTACATGGTGTATGCAGCATAGGGGAGTAGGTACTGTGAGCATGTATGGTATATAAGGTAAGATTGTCCTACTCTCCAATTTCGTATGCGTTACGCAGTAAGGTTGCCCATGTAGGGGGATTGGATAAAGCATGGGCAATGATCGTTACACGACACAAGGCAGTTGCGTAGGCCAGGGTAGGTACTTCGTAGTGTTGTTGTATATGTCACAGTGCAGTATAGGGGAGGATACTCGCCCAAATTCATGTATATCGTGTATGCGCATATGCGGTGAGATACTGTACTGTCCCTGCATAGCACTTACTGCATACGTAGGATCACTGCTCTTGCCTCCCAATTTTAGGGCGAGAATATGTGTAAATGTCACTGATATGCATTTCACTGCAAAACACTGGCATGAGCGTTCATGATACCGTTATTTTCGTGCAATTTATTGCAAATGGAGTGTAACCTATTGTAATCATTAGCCAACACACTCAGAAACTACTCTGTAGGCATGGTACGGTTACCCTGGTGCATCGCATAACTTGTATGGGGTATAATGGGAACGTGGTCGCGGGAACGTTTGAGTGTTACTTAGGAGGGAATAGGTACCATGGCATAGGGGCAACTGTGCCGGTACTTTGTGGCACTATATACCGATTAAGGGGGTTTATGTATTAGTAGCATCGTATGACTCATCATGATTGTATCCTCCATCCTCGCCATTGTGCCTCCGTGACAAAGTTTAAGCAGTCCAGGAAGTGGGGGCACTCTCCGTACTTGGAACATCTGCCTGAACTTTTCCTCTCCACGATCCTGCACCCATGGATCGTCACCGGTCCGACAATCTTGGACTTCTGATTTAGTACCTTGCCCCCCTGTAACCTGCCACAGTGTTGGCAACGGTACCGAACTTTACGCATTTCCTCGATGATTTCAGCACCCTTATCAATCGCATTTCGATACGTCTGAGCAGTAATGTTTCTTTCATCCCCACAGTCCGGGCATACTGCTTTGCAACGCCGGGGAACTTTACCTGCATTGTTGCGCTTCATGCTACACGGCCCGCATATCACATTACGGGCATTGCCGTATTTCTTTAGCGCTTTTTTATACCCTTGTTTACTCTTCAGTGTCCTCTTCTTCTTACAGACAGGACACGACACTTGATAAGGCATCATTCCTCCTTGTCCCGTCGGGCTTGCATTCGATGTTCCTTCAAAGACTCCCCAATTACGGACGGATAATAACTCCACCACATGACCTTCTCTCCGGGCAAATACAGCCTATCACCGGGCCGTTGCCAGACTCCACCACTATCTCCCCTGTAATAAGCAAGCCGGTTGAGCGTCCCCCGGTCCGAAACTGTGACGACCGCAGCACTCCAGTGGTCCTGTGTCCCCTCCGGTTGTTCCTCGGAAGCCTTCTTCCATTCCGGCCGGTCACTGCCTTCCTCCCGAATGGCCCCCCTATCTTTCAGGTACTCGTGAAGTTCGTATGCTTTACACCAAACACAATATCGTTTGTCGCCTAATCTCCTTGTGGCATCGTGTTCACACCCAATGGCGGCACAAAACTCACCCGACCGATACTGCCCTATTCTGGTATTCGTCATTGCTCTCATCTCCTTTATTGAAAACTACGGCAGCATAGCCCGTACAAGACAGTCCTGTGCTTCCAGCAGTTTCCGCATCCCTGCATCTTTCTCCATTCCGTTTGGCAAATCAATATCCATTTGAAGGGCAAGATCCACAATTGGCTTACTGATTGCCTGTAAATGGGGTGGTAAATGTTTATAGACAAAATACTGTAAAAGGGGATGGGGTTTCATTCTATGTCTCCTTGTCGGTATCCTTCATTCGTATTTCAGAGAGCAGTCCTACATTTCCTTTGCAACATACTCCGTACTTGGATGTGGTGGGGAGAGCAGGCCAGCCTTTTTTGTACTCTCGCAGTTCCGGATGCCGGTTAGTAAATAAAAAGAAAGCAGTCAGGCATACGTCAACCGCCTCTTTCATTACCAGTTTGTCCGACTCATCGGTCCTGCCTTTTCTGGGGAATAAGACCGGGAACAACTCTGACAGTTCTTCTGCCAATTTCATCCAAATTATCTCCGGGGTTTGATCCTCCCACGGTCCGTAAGACTTTCCTTCGTCGTCATCGCCACTCGCCACATCCCGTCTCTGTAGTTTCAACTCCATTTCCTTCATGAACACCGCAAGAGAAGGACGAACAATTACCCCGTCAATCTCGATTCCTCTAACTTTGAAGCCCATTCATACCTCCTGAAATAACATAGCATAGTCCTTCGGGCCGGGAGGATCTTTGCGACCTCCACAGATGCGTTCCCGGCCTTCGGACTCCTTTCGGTAAAGACTACCCAGTGTAATACATTCCGTCACGGAATAACTCTATCGTTCGTTCCCTCCGATATGCAAGACCGTTACTTTTCTTCCCGCCCGCGTAGATCCATCTGCGCATCTCATGAGGAACAGCATCATAGCACGCGGCATTCACCCGCTGCAAAAGAGTACTATTCCGGAAGGCGGATCTTCCCACGTTGAAAGTGAAGATCACCAAAGCGTCAAACCGCCGTTGGCCCAGTAACTTCCAACCAGTGTAGCACCTGACGCAATCCTCATACCGGGCAAGATCATTTGAGAGCAAATCATAAGCTTCCTCCGAGGTGATTCCCCCGGAGCGGTAGTCTATGATATGCCCATTGGTGAGGATAATCTTTCCGGACCGCAGTTCACTTCGCGTCAGCAAGTGTCCTATCCCTATGGTAGGGCATCCCCCCTCATCCGGATAGACTGCAAGTTCGGTTCCTTCCAGTAGTGCAAGCATCCTCAGTCCGGTGGGACTTAACTTCATGGTGTTGTTGTCCATTATTTACCTTTTCCTTTCCTGAATATATTACCGATTCGAAGCAACCTGGACTTCCCTGTGAGATTCGGTGCTGGCTCACGAGGAGGTGAGATACTGGGTATCGCCACTGGGGAGATGAAATCGCCAGGAACTGAAATAGGAGAATTTACCGCTGCACTATCTTCCTGTTCCCTCATATAATCATCCATTTCCTCCAACAAGGATCGCACTATATCTACCAGCAAAGATAAAACGGAATCAGTGGAGTTCTGAAGTCCTGAGTATCCTTCAAGATACTCTTTTGTCACCCACCGATGCATCCTTGGCATCCGCCGTTCAGGGTGAGAGGTACTTAAAGTGCGATAGTTCTGCTTCTCTACCGTAATGAGATACCGGCGACTGGCGATGTCGTAGTGCGCACCAGCCTTTATTCCCGACTCATCAGGAGGGAGGCCGGTCGCGCGCATGACAACTTCCCTCATCATATCAGAAGGGATCGACCTACTCGTAGCCACGATACTTCCTCACTTCCCTGGGAGGATAGCCATCTTCCCGTAAATACCATGGGGGTACCGGGCCGCAGTGTAAAAGTCTTGTGAGGTAAACTGCCCGTCTAAGCAATTTGTAAGTAGCGAATCCTCCTGCAATTTGCAAGTTATTGCAAATCTTGCGTTTCTCCTTGTACGTGTATCCCTCAGACTCCATTTTGAACACGAAGATGACGATTGTCTCCCATGAGTCAGGAGTGGTCCAGTTCTTCAGCCTCTCCTCTCTGTCCTTCTTCGCCCTCTTGATTCCCTGTTTAATCCTTTTCTTGGTGGACTTTGCCTCCAGCCGTTTCTTCAGACCGGGAACCTTCTCTTTCTTTCTCTTCTGTTTAGCCACGCCGTCACCTCCTCGTTGATTAAAGCATATTAAGGATACGTTCCCTGTCCTCGAACTCCTGCCGTTTGAACCAGACGACTGCAGCGGCCAGTGCAATCTCCAGTTCCTTATCCTTGCGGTCGTGCATACCTTTGCCTACCATTTTGACCAGTGCCCTTCTTGCGGCCAGCAAATCGGAACCTGCGCATTCCCTGATATTGTTCAATTCCCCCTTACCGCCTGCAGTTTCGAATGTCTGCTTGAGTTTTTCGATGAAAACTGCTGCCAACTTGCGGACATCCCTTACATGGTCCTGATTGTGGTGTGTTATTTTGGGTCTTGGCATTTGTTCCCTCCATTATGGTCCTGATTGTGAGTATAATGTACAACCCCCACTATGTAATTTCAAACAGGAGTTACCGCCCGCCGCGAATACGTAGTTTCCGCCCGCTTCCCCGATTAAGGGATAGCCGACCTCCTCCTGCTTTGCCTCGACGTACTGCTCGTACTGGTTTCCCGAACGAAGCCAATCTGGTCTTCATGGTATGGGTTATCCCTGCCAGCGCATCCGAAACATCTTTGGTACCTCCTGGCGGGTGTTCAATTTTTTTTCCGTTATGGACGATTTCTCGAAGTTCCTTAGAAGCAGTGGCGTGCCGTGGAAGCAGAATGCGCTTATCTTTGATACTATTCTTCACTTCCGCGTAAGGATCTACGGAGGTATCCACCGACAAAATCCCAGACTTTATCCGAGACTTTCGCCACGACTGCAGCATCATTGTGGACTGGAAACTATCCGCAGTTGCAAACTTCAAATTCATGATCCCCCGAAGGTAAAGTACCAGATCGCGCACTAACTCCAGATCAATTTCACCATTGGGGGGAGCATTGAGACGGAGCAGCCCATCTACTGTGTAAATTGGCACCCGGGCATCTCTGATCTCCACAAAATCATTCCGTTTGTGGTCATAATATCGGGAGGGAGGCAGCAACTTATACCCTGAGATATGGCCTATACCGAACCCCGCAGCATCTCCAGTTACTCCAACGTCCACATGGGATGCAAACTCAATCGCAGGGTCCATTATGTGATCATTGATGTAATCAATATTGACTAATTGGTCCCACACTGGATGGTCCGGATCACCTCCAGTTATGAGATCAATCACACACTCTTCGACAGTGAAAAGTGACTGCCCTTCAAACAGTTTTTCGTGTTCCTCTTGTGCCCATTGAATCTCTTCTCGGTAGGGAATAAATGGACTCTTGATACCTGCCGCAATCCCCGCGAAATCTCGGAGGGCATCCTCGATATTGCGTTCGAAGTCTGTCTTGTATTCCGTGGGAACCTCGATGACATCCTCCAGGTCAATCGCCTCTTCGCGAGTATCAATGACTCGTGAGCGTTTTGCCTCGTTGCCAACTTCGACCAGGAACTTTTCCCCGCAGAACCTGTCAGCAGGAAGTGCCTCCCATTGGGACATTTTCATGATAAAAATATTGGTCTTTCCGTTCTTACGAACTTCACTTGCAGCCTCTTCAATTTTTCTGGCAGTGAAATCCTCGGTGTGATTGACCGACGACACCAAAAGCAATTTCCCGGGCAGTTTTCCCTTCTGCTGGAAACGAGATTTCATTCGCCGAATCAATTGCATATAAACCTGTTCCGCTTGATCATAATCCGAGTCTCGGCGGTGCGCCGCTTTTTTTGAGTCCGTGGTGGTCGCCATGAAGTTCATCTCATCAATTGCGCCCCCGAAAACATTCATACCGATGGCTGCTGTATCGGCACCACCAACCGGGAGCACTTCTATATTCTTGGGAAACCGAAGTTCACTTTTGACCTTTGGGTCAAATGGAAAATGTTTTGCGAAGTAAGGACTCAACTTCAGACGGGCACAGAACTGGGTGAAAACAACCTTTTTTGCCAGTCGCTCACTGAGAGATTGCTGGATAAAAATGATAGAAGAACCTGGAGCCAAATCAAACTCAATTTGGGGGTTGAAATAGGTACTAAGAGTGTACAGCATGTACCCCATTGCCATATCTGTGAAAAAGTTTTTACCTATCCCGATTGCCCCCGTATTCCGAGAACATACTGAATTTATTACGTATTCACTCTCTCCGAACGTTTGAATCATGAAGACACCGGGGCCGTCTACGGTCAGGCAGTACACGTCCTCTTCGTATCCAAGGCACTCGACTTTCGCCACCACGTGGTTGCGGCCTTTATGTTTTTGCTTTGGAGATAACGGCATGTGGGTATCCCGGAACTCCTTGAAGGTCAGGCCTACTTGCTTCAGGAGACTATAAACCTTCGTCACCGAACAACCTAATGCGGCAGGCAGGTCTTTGAATACCCGGCACTGGGCAGCAGTTTCGAACAGATCATCAGTGGTGATGTCATCTCGTTTATTCGGGTGTGTTTCGTTTACCTTGTGCATCCTATCAGCGCGAGCTATTTTCTCTTGGGTTCCTTCCTCCGAATTCCAGTACTGATTTGCGTAGAAGGAAGCATGTCCAGAGTTATTCAGTTTGATCATTCTTTTGGACGCCTCAACTCGCTGGTTTGGATCATTCCACCGGAGGCACTTTCTTGCGTTCCGGGCAGCTATTACTGACCTCTCCTCCAGTGGTCGTGCGTTGTAATCGCCAATTGCCTTCAACGACTGGCACATGTGCATTTTCTTGTGATCAGGAATCCAGTACCAATCCATATTGGCGGGACTGTTGTTCAGGGAGTTGAAGTCTTCGTGATGGATGTCATATCCCTTTATGCGAGACTCCCCAGTGAGGTGCCTCATAACTGTTTTGTGAACGAACTCCCCCTTTCCTCCTTTCTGCCGGTGAACTTCCCTAAGATAGTAACTGCCCTGTTTGTTCGTTTTTTCCCGATTTGCATAGAATGAGGCCAGTCTGTCCCCGGATTGAAGGTTTTGTATCTGAACTTTCTCCCCATCGGTGTTAATGAACTGGTGACGTGCATTTCCTTTGACATGGGTTCCGTCTGTGAAGGTGACCCTCCAAATCTCATCAACTCCGGTCTTATGAGGGAGCCTTCCTTGCGCCGGGACCATCTCGCCCTGAAGATAGGAATACAGCCAAAACTCTTCTCCTTCTGGGATGGTTTCGGACAACTCCTTCAGTGTAGGCATGCTGCCGTCCAGCAACGGAACTACAGTGTCACCGGTCAGGCACAAGACTGCTTCCACATAATCCTGTTCTGGCTCATGGAACAGCCGCCACAACTCCTCTTTAATGGCCGGTCGGATATATCCTTTTTGTGCGAAAAATTCCTTACTCTCGGCAAACTCAATTACGTCCACAACACGCTTCACCCATCGGCCCCTTTGTTGTGTCAGGAAGGACGCATCTTTGGACTCCACAGCTTTTGCGAAATTGGAGATAAAGTTAAGGATATCTTCTTGGTTGAAGTATTTTTTTCCTTTGATCTTGAAGGTAGGGCAGGCTTTAACCATCCATTCCAGAAACCCTGCTTCTTGCTTTGACATACCCATCTGATGAACTGCCTTCGCCATACTGAGAAGGGCAGCATTGTAAGGGACTATATGCATCGACGATTTGTTAATCATGAGCATCATCCTCCATGTCTACTATTTCCCCGTCGAGGACATACACGCCTGTTTCAGGGTCGTACTCTAATGTCGTAGTAGCTTCCTCGATTAGCCCTGCCAAATTGTTAGCTGCAGCTACCATAATAGAACCGCGTTCGCCTATCTGTTCCATTACACCGGAAAAGGTACTGTGAATGGTGAGGGTGTGTTCACTTGGTTTGGAGTCCAGGATACCCAACTCGATCTGTAGTTTGGTGTACTGATCCAGGGAATCCACTAATGCCTTGAAGACTGTATCTGTCTGTTTCAACGGCATCTTCATCTGCTTTTCTTTTTCCCTCAACATCACGAATCGGTCAGTCTGTTCCTCTATGAGCCACGCCATCCTCCCCAGACTGTCCAACTTCTCGGAAACCCGTTTGGCCCTTCCATTCAAATCGGTTGACTTACTCTCCCCGCCCGCCTTTTCCATCGCCTGATTTGCCAACTGAATCTCGGGTAGAATTTTGGTTTTGAAATCCCTCAAAGGTCTTGCCAGCGACTTCGCTGAGGCACCACTTACGCCCCACTCTGTCATGGCAATTTTGGCTATGTGGGACGCAGACTGCCCCCGTCTCAGTCGGTAAAACACTTCGGCAAGTTGTTTGTCTGAGAGATGTTTTAACCATGATCCCCTCGTTTTCTTGGGAGTAACTGCGATCCGCAACTTTTTCAGTAGAGTTTTTGCAGCCTCGGACACGTCCCCTTCGATGGTACTGGCCATAGGTTACTCCTCCCCGAATATCTCTTCGTAAGAATCAGAATCATGAGTTGGGGGCAACTCCACCTGTTCCGCTTCGTCAAGTGTATCGCGGAACCGTTCGATGAAGCCGGGAGCATCCAACTTTGCAATAAATTGCAAAATTACGGAATCCATTGTCACTCCCTCGGCGAGGCATGTCCGGCCAAACTCCAGTACACGTTTGTAGTCATTGCGTCCAGCCATTTTAACCCATATGTGGTCCTTCCCCCCAAAATCTAAAACCATGAAATGAGCAGGAAGGGTGTCTCCGTACCTTGTAAACAGCCGATTAAGAATATTGGTCAAATCGTCCACCGTCTTGATGGCATCCTTCGCCCGGTCGAACTCCTTCTTCATGCCACTATCTGGGAGAGATTCCCTTGCACTGGCTATCATTCCTTCCAACTCTGACGCGTCCGAATAAGCGAGCCCGGCAGCAACTTCCTCTATGGATCGGTTTTCCATGAGGTGATTTACCATGCCCATAAGTTTCTTCTGGTTCGTGGTGCCCTTGATCTTGTTCATCCTGACAGTTTGGAACATCTGTTCGTCAATGTCGATGTCTCGGATGATACAGGGCAACTCCTGTTCCTCCAGAAACTCCATGGCAAGAAATCTATGCTCCCCATCGATGATACTGTACTCGAATCCATCCGGTGAATTTTCCAGCGGAGCGACCAACACCGGTTGTACAAATCCCAGGTCCTCGAAATTCCCTACAAGAAAATCGAATTCCTCGTTCCTCATCTCGTTAGGGTTCCAATCATTGGGCCTGATTTTATCTATACGGATCATCACTATTTCCGGCATTTCTATTGGCATGTTTCCCCCTTATTTCCTGACAAGTTCCCACGGTATGTGAGTTGTTTTCCATCCGAAATCTCTTCGTAACCTCCAGAACATCCTCCATCTCCATGGTAAGTGTTTGTGATACTTGGCCGACTTAAAATAGTCATACTTCAGGATATCCACCCCGGCCATGGAGGGCAACTTAACTTCAGCGGGCACTTTCATCAGATTAACTTTTTTGATTTTCAGCCGATCAAGTTCCCCCATGAGAGTCTTGATGGTATTGGTGATCTTGTCCCCTTCGTTCTGTTCTCTGAAGAAATCCAGCATGCTACTTTCAAACAGTTCATTCGTGTCAGCTTTCTGCAGAATATTAGGGATAAAGTAATCCTCATACCATGTGACGAACAAAAGATAGGCGTCCTCCCGGTTTTTATAAATCCAACTGATTTTCGCTATTGCCTCGACGGGGTTTTTAACATAAAAGGGATACTCAACCCCGCACAAACTTCGACTCCATTTGGCGTCTACCATAACACCAATGACCCCTAACTTCAACAGTTCGACTAAGCCCTTGGGAAGCCCCTCCGTTCTGGAAAAAGAGATAAAAACATTAGCGTCTTTTGCCAATTCCCAGAACTCCTCGCGTTTGGGGTGTTCCACGTCCAAAAACTTGTAGTCATTGGCATACTCAGGGATCATGTTCAGACTGTTGGTAAACAGTTTCACTTTTAAATCATAACCATCTGGGATCAACTTGGCATGGATAACTTTGAGGGTGTCATGTACCAGATCAAATCGTCGGGTGGTTATCTGCACGCGCTGTGAGAAAATAACTTTGAAGGGACTTTGCGCCATGAAAGAATCATACGCCTCATCACTGAGAGGATAATTATCATCTAAAGGATGGGATGGCCATGTCACAACCAGCTTCTTGTCAAGTTCCCTCACACGACTGGGAGAAAGCCACTTTTTAGCTTCCGTCATAATGCCCTGTTTCTCCCAGTCAGCCTGAATAAATGACTGATGGAATGCCATATAACTGGAAAGCGTAGACAGGGAAAGCGTGGCCTCGTCGATAGTTCCCCGCTTGCACGCAATCGTTTCTTTGAATGGCAGAAACGGGAATGTTTCATATAGAACCATATACTTCTGCAAGGGTCCGGTGGTGTTAGTGATTCTTCTCCACCACAGTGCGTTGTTCCGGTTGGTCAAGAGGACATCCCAATCTCCGTAAGGCCCCCACTCTTTAGCGAGGTTCTGCACTTCGTCGGTGGGAAGCCATGTTTCTCTGTAGCGGCAGGATCTGCGTTTTACGTAGAGAGGAGTTATGCGCGGATGATCTATGTCCACATCCACAGTGAAGGAGTATTCAGGATCGGGTAGCAGGAGGTACACTCTTCTATTTTTGCCTTTCTCCAGCCATGCTCTTGCAATTTGCAGGCATGTGAAAGTAGGGGCACATTTACTGAGCACCGGGGATGTAAAAACCGGGTCCACAAGCATTTTCAGGTCGTCGGGCATCTTGAACTTTTTCACCATTTTTGGATCTCCTGTACTTGGTACAAAAAAGCCCCATGAGCATAGGGACTGCCGCACAGGGACTTCTTAGGTAGGTAACAATTTTTTAATGGAATGAACTGTTATTTTTCGGCGCGTTTTGTCAATAGCCATTCCACACAATCTTGAATTACTGGACCTACTTTAGCATCCCATGCATGTTTAACTTGCCGTGGAGCAAGTCCTCCTATTGCCAACTTTGCCCTTAATGCCGGCAGCCACCACAAAGTATCAATGCAGGAGGGTTGCCCTGTGGCATCCTCATCCGTAACATAATTGACTATGTCCATGGGCATGTAAGCGGAAACAAGTAAAAACCACGTTGTTCGAAAAGTAACCAAGTCATTGCTAAACATACGAAACTTTGGCAGGTGGTTCCGTTCAAACATCCCCATGGCTGTTTTACCGGCAAAGGTATGCATGTCAAAGCAGTACCAGGGGATATCAACCGTGATTGGTTTCCGCCTTTCCCCCACTCTATTAATCCATCGGGCAATGCCATCCTGAATATCCAGGGCAACTATCTTCGGGTCAATTCCTCGGAAAGCCGTCAAAAGCATTCCAGTCAAGCAAATGAACCGATCCCCAAGCATACCGCCCTTGAAAACTCGCTCCTTCATTAGGTCCAGGGCAGCCAATTCGTACTCTGATGGATCGAATATAGATAGAGCATAGTCATATACGGAGTTGGCCACGGAAGAGGGCTCACCGTCCCCCACCTCCTCCATGATGTGCCGGGCAGCTTCCAGTTCAGGGTGGTTGTTGCAGAAAGAACTTGAGGGTTCCCTCATCATAAAGTAAAGTCCATGAGTGTCTTTACTTTTTGTTGCCACCACCAGTTTGTAGATGAACTTCCTCAAATCATCATCTGATCGCATTCCGGGAGGGGTTTTCATAAACTCGGCATACTCACCTATCATATGCCATGCCTCTTCGACAACAAGAGTAACCATCCTCCACTCCAGCCACGACTTTTGTTTGTAATCGGAAAATAACATATCCAGCGCCGTTTTAGCCAGATCCAGATCGCCCCGCCTGATAGCTTTTTGGATGGCCGACCGGGAACCATACATCATATCATCATTGCATAACCTCATTTCAAACTCATCTCCTTTTGCAATAAATTTCAAATCCCGACTTGATATACCAGTTCTAATATATGGTCAATTTATTGTCAAACTTAATAAGATAAAAAGAGCACAAAAAAGGTGCCGCCCATGATAGACAGCACCTTGCCTCGTGCCGGAACTTACCCTTTGATTCCGAGAAGATCGTCGATTGATTCTGACTTCTTCGATGCGGCTTTGTCGGGGGACTTCGCTGTTACCTTTCCCTTTGTCCGGGGAGGAACGGTCTTTTTCGCAGCAGTTCCCTTTTTCGCGGGCGGGGACTTCTTTGCCCCAGGGGACTTCTTTTTCGCGGGCGTGGACTTCTTTGTGGCATCCTTTGCGGCAGCAGTCTTTTCCTTTGCCAGGGACTCCTCCGCTTTGGCCTTCATGACCTCTGCGGATGACTCATCCCCCTCATCTTCGGAAGGGGACACGGCCAACTTCACCCCGTAGATTTTTTCGAGGAAGGCGATCTGGTTTTCCAGGGTCACTGTTTCCATATCGGTGCCGGAAGTCTGCATCCACTCCTGGGCAATGTACACGAGCGCGTTGACATCGTTCTCCGTGTCGAGTACTTTTTTGGCAGTATTGATGGCTTCGGTCATGATGCTGCCTTCGTCGGAGTTCATGGTGAGTTTCATCACGACCGGGAGATTTTCCGGACCGCCAGACTCCCCGGTCTTTTTCTTTTTCCCAACATACATTTTCACTGCCTCGATCACCTCGTCGGTGGTCATGTCCTTGGCCTTATCCATCCACTGTTTGTGATTTGTCTTGTCGATGATGCGGGACAGTTCCTTCATCTTTGTCCAGCCCATCTTCTGAACTTCGTTGTCGTCAAGGTCCAACTCTTTCACGATGTCGGCGATATCCACGAGATACATGGATTTGCGATAATGGATATCCAGTTCGTCTGACACGAATTCGGTAAACCCCTTGCGGCCCTTTTTATACCCCCACTGCTCGTGCATGTCGCTGTGGTACGCCTCGTACAGCAAATGGGCCAGTTTGATGTACCCCTGGGAGATATCCCTGTCAGCGGATTTGATCTCCTTGTAAACGACATCGTGGCGCTCATGGGTACTGATCTTGGTACCGGTGGCGGAAGTAGTTTTGGTTTTGGTACCGGTGGCGGAAGTAGTTTTGGTTCTCTTGGCAGACATGACACATCTCCTTTAAATTAGGTACTTCTTTGTTGTGATTTACTCGGTTAAAATCAACAGGTATTATTTTCCGCCGTTTTTCCTGCGGAGTTGTCGAACTTTACTATTTGCGTTCTTTTTGTCCAACACTTCAGGAGTGGACACACTCCGGGCACGAGCTGCACACCATTCCCGGATTGCCCTCACTTCCGTTTCATCCCGGGTGGACTGGGGAACTACCAGCGAAATGGCTTCCAGAATATGTTCGGATGTAAACTCTACCCCCTCATTGAATGCCTTAAACATAGCATCTTCAATGACACCCTCGATTTCAGCACCCACAAAACCATCGGTTTTTTTTGCGAGTAAAAGGGTTTTGTAATCGTCCGGATCACGACCTTTTTTACGGATGTGAATGCAGAAGATAACTTCACGTTCCCCCTGCTGCGGAAGATCGGTTGCCCATACTTCATCCAATCGACCCCGACGATATAGCATGGATGGCAGGGTTTCCACATCGTTAGCAGTTGCCACCAACATTACCGGTGAGGTAGTTTCCTGCCTCCACGTTAAAAGAGTGGTGACAACTCTCGACATGACGCCCCCGTCATTCTCCCCGGAACCATTTCCGCCCTTTAGACCCTTGTCGATTTCGTCGATCCAGAGGACAACCGGGGAGACTGCTTCGATTACATCCAGAGCCATTCGAATGGCTCTTTCGGACTCACCAACAAGACTTTTCATGATCTTGCCCATGTCCATCCGAACCAGCGGAATTTTCAGGTGAGTACTGCAGGCTTTTGCGGTCAGACTCTTCCCGGTGCCGGCAGGGCCTACGATAAGCATACCCTTGGGATATGGCAGCCCGTACTCCCTTGCCTCATCAGTGAAAACCCGTTCCTTCAATTGCAGGTCAGCTTTAAGGGCATCGAACCCGCCCACTGTCTCCATTGACTCGGCAGTGTCAATATATTCCAGCACATCTGATTTCCGAACCGCCTCCGCCTTTGCCATGTGAATGGCCTTAACATCCACTCCCTCATGCATGGCAATTGTCAGCGCCAAGGCGTTTTCAGCTCCGATCATGGTAAGCCCTACTGCCGCGTTGGCAGCACCAGCGACAAGAGCATCCATTTCCTCACTGTCTTCCGGAAGTTCGATATCATCGGAATATGTGTCCAGGAGGGAGGCGAACTCTTCGGCGATTTGATCTTTGGTAGGTAGTTTGCAACTGTGGTACGTAATAAGGTGCTGCAGTTCAGGCGGGAGTGTGACATGGGTTCCGATAAGAACGATACTATTTCCGGTGATACGGGCAGCTTCAATGGAGTCGGCCAACTGCTGGACAATTTGGAAGTTGTCAATAAACTGACGGACGTTATGACACACCAAAATGCAAGAGTGCCCCTCATGCTTTTCAGGATTCCATGCCTGCACAAATCCCAATGCTTCCAGAAAATCCTCGATGTCTTCGTGACTTTTCATATGTTCGTTGGCATCCCCGGCTAATCCGGATCGCAAACCAGTTGTACACTTCCATACTGCAAGGGTGGAAGATCCAAGGTTAAGTTCCACCATTGCCCGCCGTACTTCAGTTTCGGCAGCATTGGGTTCCTGTGTCTGCATGAGCACACAAGGGTAATTGGCGACAAGGTAATTCTTGATGGTAGGTTGCTCTGCCATTAATATATACTCCTCAAGTTTAAGGTCAAACAGGCACCGAATTATTTCCCGACAAACCGTATGCCTATTGAAGGGGGGATGAATCGTATTTCCTGTTTCCCTCCATTCACGTACAAGCTAACACTGGATGTTTTTTGTGTCAAGGAATTTCCATTAAAAATTTGCAATTTGTTGCAAATAGTTGGCAAATCACTGAAACCATACATAAATCAAGAAGAAGGTTTGAAGAGCGCGTGTTGTTTATATATGGAAACTATAACATTTTTCTCGTAAACAGTGAGTTCCCGTTTCGGGAAGTCAGGATTGACCACATGATATCCCAGGTCCGCGAGAGCCAGCGAGAAAGTTTGGTCATTGTCAGGAAACTCCACTCCCCACTTCTTATAAACTGCGAGTGGCATTTGATCTTTCTTCATGTTACCTTTGCCACTTGCCCACTTTTTGATTGCGGAACTTGAGATAGGGAGGGGCGCTTTACCATTCCGTAACCATGCAAAAGTTTTCACTACACCACCCAGTTCAGCGAGGCCGGTGATGCTACTTGTGCCGCCTTTTCCGACTTTACCGAATGCATAATCTTCAACGAAGACCACATCTTCCGGTTGCGTGTTCTCCAAGAGCGTGTTAGCTATCTCCCGGTATCGAGCGAGGGATAACGTCTCCGGGGTAGTTTTCACATGTGTTGACCAGCAGTACACCTCATCCGGCCCCACTATGGTCATTCCTGTTCCAGCCAATGACAAATCAAGCCCTACTGCCCTTCGTACCATCGTATTCTCCTTTATTTACGTTCTTCCCGCCTTCGCACCTCAGCGAGTTTCATGCAGTCTTTCTTCACCGGGCAGGACTTACTCTGATAGCAGCCAAAATCGGATTTGTCACACTTTGCATTAACAGCAGGCAGTTGATGCGGATAGTTTTCTATGCCTCTACTGTATGAGCGCAACTTATCTTGCATCCTCCCCATTAACTTTTCGTTCCTTTCCACCCGGAACATCTTCATGGGCAAAGTTTTAGCCATATACCCTTTCGAGATGTACAATATATATCCCACTTCTTCGTCAATTTCAACAGGTAATCGCGACTTGCTGTGATTGCATGAGGACATGTACCCGCTAATTTGCCAAACATGCTCTATATCGGGTGCCTTCAACTTTGTGAAAAGATCCCCGGACAATGATTTAATCTCAGTAACTCGCAACTTGTTTCCCCAGGAGCGTTTTGCAAGAAACATATCAGGATGGCCGGTCATAGGGAACTCTCCGTGTGTTTCCAAACTATGTTCTTCGTAAACAAAAGCAGCAGAAAGTGCCCCGCAGTGGTCACACTTCCTTTTAGAGGAGGGAGGAGGGCCAAAGTACACTACCTTGCTGCACGCTAAACACTTCCACCACCCACGTCTTCTGTCCCCAAATATCGCATCCCCGTTTTGTGCCCAATAATGAAGTGCATCCCCGATACCGAATGTTATCTTCATTTTGAAGTTTGCGGACTTTTCAAACTCCACTTTATTGTGACTGCCGATGCAGCATTGTCGAATACAGGTTTTGTACAGTCCTGAAGCGCGGGGTTTTCGGATAAAGAGGGTTTCCACTCTGCCCAGCAGTTTTACATGATCACTGGCAAGAGTGAAAGGATCGTACTCCTTTTCATAATCATCATTACCAGTGACCCCCATCTGCGGCGGTTTCGGAGTCCCTTGCGACATATCCGGGAACAAATTCTGGGCCGGGAAATCCCCAAGATCTTCGGACAAATCGTTTTTTACTTGAGTAGATCCTTTTTCCGTAGATGCATTCCGTCGAAGGAGGCTACTTGCCGACTCTGCAAATGTCATTTCCTTACATCTCCTCCAATTAGATTATTTTCTTTAACTCTTTATACAGGGTAATTCCTTCGTCGGTCATCACTTCATCAGTCCCCTGAGTAGGATCAATCCACCTGTATAATGACCCAACATTTTTCTCCATCCGGTACCAGTGCTCGGCCAGTTCCCGGTCCTTACTCTTTCTATGCAGATCGTACTGGATGTCATCCACCAAACACAAGAGGGCTGTAAGATACGAAGCAGACCGGTACTTAACTTCCGTGACCCGTTCCAGTATGAACTGCGCGATTTTCTTTATCTTTGACTGATATCTATCATATTTTTTCTGGGGCAGTATCGGGTCAACTGCACCTCTGAAGATACGTTTGCGGATATGGATATCTCTGCCACGTATCCCGACGATAATGGTTTTGACAGTAGGTGGAAGGGTATTTCCTCTGTCATGCCGAGTCACAAGTTCGTAAAGAAATGACTCTATTATATCGGCAGTTAAATACTGTTGTTCGATGGAGCGATTCCATGGAGCAACACCTTGACCTTCTTTCATTTCACGTTTTCGCGGTTCCAGTAAATTACTCATTACCATAAAACTCCTTGTTGAGAGTCCAGGGAATAACCAATAATTTCAAATGAGGGAATGTCTGCCGGAAGTGAGCGAGTTTCTTTTTCTGTGACACTCCCCATTTCCCCTTAACTTCCAGAAAAACTCCATAATCGATCAGGAAGAAATCGGGCAGGTACGACTTTCCGTCAAACTTTATGGTAAACGGTTCAAAGTCAAACTTTATGTTGTTCTTCTGTAGCCATGTAGCCACATGATATTCGTACAGTGACCGGAAAAAGCCATGCAGGAACGGCGTATCACCGGAAACCGTATCTTCGTGGGGGTGAGCGGAGCCCTTCGTGCGGTCAAACCATACTTTTTGCTGCGCGTTCCTTGTCGCCCATTTGATGATGCATTCCTTTGAGCAAACGTAATCTCCCTCATGATCCAGATATTTGAACTGGGAAGCCTCCACCATTTGCAATTTATTGCAAAATTGACACAATTTCCTCGGCATAACGTCATCTCCTCAAATATACGTATTCCGTATGTTACATCCGACTATCCATTTCTTCTTTGACGGCGTCGATAATAGCCCGTTGCGCAAGCCAGTAGTATTCCGGTTTTGTCTGCCACAACGTTTTGATCTGATCCAGCGTGGCAGCCTGAATGCCCATCAACTGCCATTTACTCCCGACTTTCTCCACGATACCGAATTTCTTTGCATGGGTCATTACGGTAGCATAATCATCCACCTGTCCAATATTCAGCCCCAACTCAGGGATAGGTTCGGTTGCCCTCACGTACTCTGCCACTCGCCCGAATGTCAGAACTTTTGACTTTCGGATTGCTACTGAATGACGGGTGGCCAGATCTTTACCCGAAGCAGTCCCAGCTTTGAACTTTTTCTTGTCAGGATCGGTAAGGGATTTTTTAGCACACCGGAATAGCAATGAAAACTCGTGTTTCATACCATGCCCGCCCGACATCGTTTCAGGATCTCCAAACATCTGGCCAATTTTCATACGTAATTGGTTAGTAAAAATTACAGTCACCGGGTGTCCGTTCTTCCGTTCTTGTATCATACGCTGTTTCAATTTCCGAACCATACGCCCAATCATTGCGGCCTGTTTTCCTATGAATCCCTGTTCTGCCTCGGAATCCATTTCTCCTGCAGGTACGAGAGCCGCCAGGGAATCTATCACTACAAGACCGCAGTCATCTGCAGTGATTGTCTGATCTGCAATATTGACGTGCTGTTCTCCGTAATCTGCATACCCGATATGAACCCGGTCCATATCCATCCCCACCCGTTCGGCCCAGTCCCTGTCCAGGGTTCCCTCAACTTCCCCCCAGTAGGTATTCATACGCAAAGCAGATTCAGAACATGAGCAGAATTCAGCATGTTGAAAACATCGCCAGCATAACTTCCCTGCCATTGCCACTGCATTCATAGTCAAAGTGGTCTTCGAGCCGCCCTCCGGTCCCCAGAAACAACTTGAACCCCACAGTGGCAGTCCTCCTCCAGCTATCATGTCTACAGAAAACACTCCGGTAGGGAGACGTGGCGGATCACGTTGCAGTTCCTTGCCGGTTCGTATAGTGCCCATCCCGTACTTTTTGTTTTGCATCTCTCGCAGATCCGACATGTTCGCCATTAGGACTACTCCCTTGTTTCAGCTTCGTGTTTCTCGAATTCCATTGTTATCAATTTGTCCACCAACTTGTTCAAGGAATCATACGTGGAGCCGACTTCTTCCACGTAACAAGGAAGGGAAATTGTCACTGATCCCTTCACTGTTCCATAAGGAAATGAAAACCCCTTACTGACAGCAATACGGGCCGGGTCAGTAACGAACGGGCGGATGTTTATCTTTTCCACAGATCTCTTCAACCTGCCATTTACAGTTGCCGTAACCTCTATCTCACCATCCTCTTTAAATACCTGTCGTGCCATTGAATTTATTCCTCCCAGTTGGATTCTAAATAATTACCGACATCGGTTAATGATAAAAATTTACCCTCACCATACAGTTGGAAAGCTTTTTTAATCAGGATATACTGCCCCTCGGTGAACATCCTCCAATTCCGTGAAGACCTATGCCGGGGTTCCTGAATGATACCCTTTTCACAATACTTCCGAACAGTGATGACACTTTTACCGATGGACTTAGCCACATTTCCTACGGAAAACAGGAGATTGCCATTTTCATCGACAGAACGCTTACCGTAATACTTTGGCGTATCGGCAGTCCGGCGGTGGTAAGACTGGCGGGACTCTCTGGATATACGTTCCCTATACTGTTCGTCTGTTTCCCTCCTTTTCTTTCTCCGTTTTGCAATTTGTCTTCCCCCGCCTCTTTTATACCACTCTTTGTAGTCCCAGGTCATCTGTGTGTCCTCCTTACAATATCCAAACCTTCTGCATTGTACTTGCCACTTCGCATTCTCCACCAGTTGGTAGCATCACTGTGAGCCACATCCACAATATCTATGAGTACCGGTGATTTCTTTCCTGGTAACTTACGTTCGATACGTCCCTTTGTCTGGGTAACGTCTGACTGCGGAGTCGCCAAGATCATACCGGCCAAATCAGCAATATCAGTTCCCAGAGACATTTTCCCATATGTAGCGAAGATAACTGAAGCATTTTTCTCCGTCCAAAGCAACGCAGCCTTGTTCACCTTGCGTTTCTTCAATAAGCCATCACTTCCCCTATGAGGAATCATATCTGCATAAAAGCCAGTTTCGGAAAATGGGATACTATGAACGGTAGAGCACATATGGCGTAGAATAACCAACTGTTCAGTTCTGTCAGATATGACGACACACCTTCTTCCTGATGCATGAATCATACTCACATACTCACATATAAGCATATTTCTTTGGACATTGGATGCCAATCCAGACAAGAGCATTCCTCTCCGTTGCCGGGCGTCCATGAAGGGAGGGACATACCCACTAAACCCTTCGAACTCTTGTCGAATTACAGTAGTTCGCAATCTTCCAGAAGATGATCCTATCAATCTACACTGTTCCACATGTTTTTCAAAAATTATATGCTTCCCATCTCGACGTTTAGTGGTTGCACTTGCTCCGATCCGGTACTTTGCATAAAACATGGAAGCAGACTTGGAGTGAGTGGCAGGAGGGATAGAGGCGTGAACTTCATCATATACAACAACTCCAAAGCCTTCCTTGAAGTCACTGCCCCATCGATCCAGCACAACAGAGTGAATAAGTCCAATTACCACTTTTTTATTTCGCCATACACCCTTGCCTCCATCTATAACTCCAATGTCCTTTTCACGGAGACTGGAGTGTTCCACGAAGCGATCGATCCACTGCTTTACAAGGTTTTTGCGTGGCACAATAATTATGGTACTCCGGTTGATATGTTCCAGCATCTTTATAATTGCATATGTTTTGCCCCATCCCGGTCGTGCTTCCAGCATGTACCCAGTGTATCCGGCAGCATACTTCTCATAAAACACCTCGAATACTCCCACTTGTTCAGGCCGAGGTTCACTGCGAACTTTCATATTAATTGGTCTGCCGGTTGTGCGCTTATCCAGGACATGGGGAATTTTTGATGCAAACTTTAGAGGGAAGAAATGGCGAGGGCAGCCCACCCACCCATTCCTCACTTGATACATCCGAATAACTTCATCAGAAAAAGTAGGTCTGAATTCCATATCCGCAAGTACACGGGCAGGAACTTCAGTTAATGGAAGCCATATCAGCGAATCTATTGCAGCTTTTGAAATTCTCATGAGAGTCCTGTCAGAATTGTGCAATTTATTGCAAAAATAATAATGCCGGAAAGATCCCGCAAGACCGATCCGGCATTAGACTACCTACTTACAGCGGGAAGATAAGGGCCGTACTAAATCAGGTCGTCGATACTTGTGACCTTTTCCTTACTCTTCTTCTTTGCCGGTTCTTCATCTCCCGGGTCGTCGCAGCCGTGTTCATCCTTGAGGCAAGACATGATACTCTTCACGATGGAAGACAGTTTGTCACTGGCCTTGACTTTCACGTCCAGGTCTTTGGATTTGATGAACCTCTTGAGATCGGTTTTGTTCATGTCCTCCAGGGCTTCCTGAACTGCCTCGAAGTCGACTGCATCGGCATCGCCGCACACGGTCTCGACGATCATGTCAACGATGGCACCGGACTTGTCGGTTTTCTTGACTTCCACATCCAGGTCGTTGTCGGCGATGTAGTCCTTCAACTCGCCCTTACTCATTTCCCCCAACTGCTCCCGGAGAGCATCCGCGTCCACTTCGCCGGAACTGGGGGTCATGACCTCGACGATCATGTCCACGATGGCGCCAGACTTGTCGGTTTTCTTGACTTCCACATCCAGGTCGTTGTCGGCGATGTAGTCCTTCAACTCGCCCTTGGACATATCTCCCAGTTCCTCCCTGAGGGCTTCCTCGTCAAACTCTCCGCCGGGGTCTTCGGGCATGGCCTCGATGATGGCCTCGATGATGGCCTTGGGTTTGTCGGTGGCCTTGACTTTCACATCCAGGCCGTTTTCATCGATGAAATCTTTGAGTTCGCCCTTGCTCATCTCTTCCAGTTTCCCCCGGAGAGCATCCGCGTCCACTTCGCCGGAACTGTCGGAAGGCATGGCCTCCAGGACCAGTTTGATCAGGTCCTCTTTTTTGGTACGGGAGGTGAACTTGATGTCCAGGTCATTCTCCTCGATGAAATCTTTGAGTTCCCCCTTGGACATGTCGTCCAGTTTCTCCCGGAGTTCGGAGTTGTCACTCCCCCCTTCGTCGCCGGGGTCTTCGGGCATGGCCTCGATGATGGCCTCGATGATGGCCTTGGGTTTGTCGGTGGCCTTGACTTTCACATCCAGGCCGTTTTCATCGATGAAATCTTTGAGTTCGCCCTTGCTCATCTCTTCCAACTGCTCTCTTAACTCGGTCATGTCGTTGTTACTCCTCTTTGATTTGGCATCGCTACCGTAAAGTTCCTCAAACGGATCATCACTCTCGGACCCGCCACCAACTGCAGATGGGTAATTTCCTCCCATAGCCGCATTCATATCTTCCGGAGTCTTTGGCGCAAACATTTTGACATACCCGAAAGGTTTGATCCACTCGTTGGCCTCCGACCGTTTAGCATCGGGAACCAGTTTTTTGAGTTCAGACCGAGAAAGAGTTCTGATATACTCAAAATCCTCTCCGGTACCGCACTCTGTTTTACTGGCTCCCCTTGACATTTCAAACACACATCCTGTAAGATCTCCGTCTCTTCTTTCGGATTTCTTGAGGACCAGTTCCCTTGCTTTTCCTTTCGCCACGAACAACATCTTTGTGACTTTGTGTTGGTTGTCATCCTTGTCAGTCCACTTCCTCAGTTTCACACAAGTTCCGACTACCACATATGAAGGGGTATCACCGTCTTCGCAAGCCGGGCAGGTATCGCCGTCCTTGATACAGGTAACGTGGTTACCAAACTTTCCATTCACCTCCAAATTGTGCTCGTAAAAGAAAAACTCGGGATTGTCCAGGAAAACTATCTTGCACGATTCATCATTTTTCAGATAAAACCGCCACGGCATCCCTCCCTGTTCTCTACGCAGGCGCTGTTGCGTATCGACTTCCTTGGACTGTTTACGTCCCTCCGCTCCTTTCGCATGCCAGCTCATTGTGTCCTCACTTTCGTTGATGTTTTTTCAGCCACATACCTATAACTAACACCGATCAAAATTATTGTCAAATAACCTTTTTTATGATGCATTACGGAGTGCTCTGCGAAATTGTTTTTCAGTTTCAATATCACCCGGATCTTCCGGATACTCACCATTAGCGAGGATTCCAGCAGAAGTCCAGTCAATTTTTAAAACCTGAGAAGTTTTTTCTTTGTACCTCCGAACCCTGGCGCATGCCTTATCACCTGCCTTATCCGCATCGTATCCTGAAAAGATAATATCGGAATTTACTGCTCCTAATTGTGCAGCAGTAACCGAAGACGTGCAAGAGGCAATTACGTTCATAAATCCGAATCCCACTGTTGACATGGCATCAAACTCTCCCTCCACCGTCATCACTGGCCGGTCCCAGTCTATTAAATGTAGTCCAAACCATATGCCATTGTTCCGCAACTTAGGGAACTCCATATGGGGGTACCCTGCAAGTTTTGAAGAGATAGTCCAGATACTCTTTTTTACTCGTGTTCTTTCCCGTAACAGAAAAATCCTGCCGTGAACGTCAGTCATGGGAAATACAAAAGAACTGTTTTCCGGGTTGCATCTAAGTTTGAATCGTTTCCATGCAAACTCCGGTATGTTTCGTTCCGCCAAAAATGCACGCAACTTTCTTCCTTCAACTCCCCTGGTAGCCTCCAGCAGGGGATACTGCTCGTACACAAAAGAGGGAAGTGGTTCTTTAGCGGTGTTTTCCCCAATTTCCCATTCATCTCGCAAAGTGATTCCTTCAGCATCGGAATCATGCACTTCGTAACTGGCATATATTTTGGCAGCTTCGAAAGGATACGGAGCCCCCAGGACCCACATGGCATGAAGTAAGCGCCCCAAAGGTTTTCCCTCATCAGAACAGCCGAAACAATAGTACACCGAAGACTCCTTGTCACTGACAGATACTCCAAAACTCGGTCTTGTGTCAGCGCCCCTCCGATGGGCATAAGGACTCATGGGACACTTGCAGTTAAGCCAACCGCGCCCGGTGTCCAGAATATCTTGCTCACGAATGCCCAGTGCAATCAAAAACTTTGTGACTCCATATTTATCCATGACTACTCTGCCGCCTCGTCAATGATAACTTCATCCTGTTCGATGACCGTCCGTTCAGTGTCAAACATAATCCGGACTTTGCCTTTTTCACCTTCCCTGCCCTTCAGAAATTCGAGAATTTTGTAATCTACGGAACTCCAACTTCCAATTGATGCCTCATCCGTGGCAGATTCAGTTTCAATGCCGATTACAATACTTGCCAACTGCCCTACGGAGTCCGCACCGCCGATATTGGCAAGACTGCCTCCGCCCTTACGGTTGAACTGGTAGGTGGAGATTACTGGAATGTCCAGCGTCAACGCAAGTGACTTTAGATATTCAGCAGTATGGGAGATCCTTTCCCATTTACTGCCAAACTTCAGATTGGACATCATAAGGTAAGCGCCATCCACATAAAGGGCATCGGGCCTCATCTCCTTTGCAAAGTTCCCGACATCCTCCACAGTAGTCATAAGATTACCTTGCAGGATGTAAAACGGGTGCCCATCATTGTGGGCATTTTCCAGTGATACAATCCCGTTCCGCAACTTCTGCTCTCCCCAATGGGATAACCGCCCTAATCGGATTTGAGTTACACTAACTTGTTCTAATAAACCGAGTTGCCTTCGCGCCAACTGTTTCGCACTCATCTCCATGGTTACCACCATTGGAACTTTGTGTTGCTGGTAACCTGCGACAACTGCCTTACTTAATACGTAAGTCTTGCCCGATCCTGGCCTTCCGCAGATGGCTATGGAGTCACCTCCCTGTGCCCCATCAGTAACTTCGTCCATGTAGGGAATACCAAAAGATATCCCTTTAATCCCCCCACTCATTTGGCGATCTTTCGTATCCTCAAGAACTCCTTTCCCCAATTCATGCAGAGGGAATAATTGACTGGACGGGTTTATAACTTCAATTTCGGAAACTGTGGACTTCAGGACGGAACGGGCTTCCGCCAATTTTCCCTCGTTTAACAACTCTCTCACCGAATTAGTGCCATCAGCAATGAGTCTACTTTCCTGCCTAACTCGGAGTCGTGTAATCCAATACTCGATAGGTTCATTTGGATAATCCGGGAATGACAACTCCAAACTACGTTCAACTGTTTCTGGTTGGGGGAGTATCCCATACTCACCGGCATGTTCGGTGAGAAATTCGAACACTCTTTTTTCCTTATCGCGGAAATTATCAGGCAGGATACTATTGCGACTTAGAAAAGAGATGTGCCGCCTGTCCACCATTAGTCTGTGCAGCAGTATTAATCCGACTGACATATTTAGACTCCCGCATCGATTACACGCATACTTCTTTTCTCCATAGTGAAGTTCATCACAGTTGCCCCCTCTTCGACAAGCCCTGCCACTGGTTCCCCGTAGTTAGACACTATCTCCCCCATGATTTGAGCAACTACTTTCGCACCGAGGGAACCACGATACTGTGCAGTGAATACCGTGCGCTTCTGATACGAGGTGCGGAAGTTCAGAAGATTATGGAAGTCGGTCTGCATTTTCGTGCATCCGCCTTTTTGCACATTGATGTTTTCCCATACCAGCAAACCGGTTGCCCGGTACTCCCCTATAAGATCGCCGACAGGATCGTTCGAGAAATCATCGGAAGGACGACTACTCGTGAAAAGGTTCATAAGTTCGGAACTATCTGTGGTAGCCACTGGACTGTTGGTGGTCAGTGAGAACACTACCGGGAGCAAACTGGACACATTTTTAAGAAAAGTTTGGTTGTTACTCAGCACCAGGAGCCACGGCATTATCTCAGCATCGGAGGGTTCCGTGCCTCCGGTGTTGAAGTTCTGGAAGATAACATCATCTCTCGAACAGATAACATGTTCGGCGATCTTTGTGACAGCGGAAACGACTTTGTCGTTGGTTTGCAGCCTTTCCAAATTCTTGAGTGGATAACCCAGTCGGTTAAGGTTACGGAGTATCGCGGTAAGATCGCGTTTGGATCTTGTGTACTCCTCTAATTTCCAGGGAAAGATAAGTTCCTTTGCAGCATTGGGGTTCTTACGTAAAATCGTCACTGTTGATGATCCTCCATGTCCATGTAAAAAATCCGATCTTTTTTGCCAGAAGTCGGAAAGTCTTGATCACTGCACCCGTCCTCCTCCGTGAATTTGCAAGAAATTGCAAAATTATCGTTATTCTCGTTTTCGTCGAGCCATGCCTCTATGTCCATCCGGTAAGTATAGAACAACTCGAAACTAAATGACTCGGTAAGCACCGCCGATTTCTGCAGCCGGGCGCAAGCGACGGAATGGTAAAACAAATGCCATTTGTGGATTGCCCTTTCCAGCAGACTCCTTGCCCCGTCAGTCCCTTTCTCCTTTAGGAAATTCTTGGCCATCCCGTTAACCTTACCGGTCCTGCGTTCCCTGTACGGCAACTCACAATCTTCACAAAAGCCGACGATAACCCTAAACATATCCGGAACTGTTAACTCCCGTTTCCCCTGCAACTTATTAATCTTCTTCTTTCGGGAGGCAGCACTCATTGCAAGTGCCTTTCGCATTTTGTCTTTAATCGTTTGGGTTGACATAGGTAGCGTGACTCCTTGCTCTTTTATCCCACTATGTTGGTAATGTTCGACAACGAGACTTAGCATAGGTAAAAAGTCCTTTGCAATAGAAGCCCCTCTCATCTCTGCAGTTTCCGGAGTGCAAAAATGTCGTTCGTACTCAAATAATTCAAGTACTACTTTGGAAATGCCGGGCAGGTTCACGGTAATTCGAGTTTCCTGATATCGGTTACCTTGACGTTTAATCAGAAGACCCGCCTTTACCATTCGGGAAACTGCCTTCTTCACAGTGTCAGGTTCATAATATTGAAATCTGGAATCTACTGTCATAATTTGCCCATCGTCCGTAAAGTACTGTCCAGGATCTCCAAATCGCATTCCGGTAGGAACATAAAATCCGGTACTTCCCCGATAGAGAGATAATCTGACCGCATGCTCCATTACCGCAAGTTCGAGTTGCCCTATCATGTAGGGCAGATAGTCCAACGCAAATCCGTGCCATAATTTGAACATAATCTCCGATGCGCCCGACACAATCGATACCCCTCACCCTCGTGAAAGATAATCTCACAAGATTTAATTATTATCAAACAAGCATTACCCTGAAGTAATTCACATTGCAATAAATTGCAAATTTAGAAACAGCCCCGACAGCTAAGATCAAGAAACGCCAGTCATGTAATGGTTATCTCACTCCTCCCATTTATTTTCAAATAGCGTTATTGCAGTGCAGATAATCACAAGAGCATGGCAGTAGAAATATTCCTTGCTGCCTGCGTGGAGTGTAACGACTCGCTCTCTTTTGAACATCATGCTTGCTTATATATTATAATAAATAATACTACACGGAGTGTAGTACTATGTTATAAGAGATGGGTGAGAATGGTGTAAGGGGGCATCCCAGTACCCCTATAGAACGTTTTTGAACTGTTTTTACACCTAAGTTACTGTGATCATTACATCACCTATAGGGGCATCCCAGTACCCCTATAGAATTGCCTTTTCCCGTATTTAAGACTAATACCGTTGCCAAATTTCGCCATTTGCAAGTTATTGCACTACTGCGGTTATAGGAAGTGCGTCTAATTTTGCCTGTTTGACGATAATCTATTTTCACGATAATATAAAAGTAAACTGCATGATTTTTATTTACACTTGACAACTCTGAAATCAATATGTATATTACCTAACAACGGCAGCACACTCTGCTTCGTGTACCAAACTGGCAAGTTTTCATCTCCTCACGATCGATAATGGTGCCCCGACCGCCACTATCGGTATGATCAATGCCAGAACAAAAAAAGGGGTTTTTGGAGATCTCGCCCGGTCCCCATCTACCCCTTTTCCATTGCCTTATTTCCTGCCTGATTCCCTTTATGAATAAGCCGCGATCATCTTATCCACGTATCCTGGATCGGTCAATCTGGGAACCAGCATCATCACTTCGTACTCGATCGCCTCACTCCTTGCTGAGAATCCATCCCCCCTTTCTTCCGTGGTGAAGTCTGGAAGTATCTCCCACACCCTCCACAGTGCACTTTTACAGTCAAACCTTACATCGGATGCCCGGACTATTTTCGCGGTCCCCATTTCGCCCATTTCAGCCGCGATAGGGTTTGCCTCGTCGTACATAAACAGGACCCCACCTTCTGGATTTATAACTATCTCGTAATTCGGCATAAGACAATCCTCCTTACCTTTTAGACGAACTTGCAGTGGTCCAGGCCGATGCAGATAGACCCGGACCGAATTTAGACTACGTGCGGACTGTAGCCTTTGTAGTGCCTTTATGGTAAAATTCCTGTTTCTTTTTGCACTCACTTACGGAACCCAGCGAGTTTTCCAGTTTTTTGGTGAACTCGGTACACTCCGTCCCTTTCCAGCCGGACTTCATATCGGTTGCCACTTCACCTTCAGGGGAAATGGTGATTTCCATGGTTTTCATGTTTACAACTCCTTTCCCGCAGCGGGGAGGACTACCCGTTAACAGCCACCTTCAGTACGATACTTCCATCCGAATTCACCTGCCGTTTGGTTACCATGGCCCCGGCGCGACTCAGGGATTTTTTGACGATGGCTTCCGAATAGTCCCGCATAAGGATACCCCCATTTTTCCCTAACCGTCTTGCAAGGGAATTGTAATTGACATCGTTATCCCCAATGTACTGGGAGGCTCCCGCCACTTTGTCGTGTTTTGCCAGATAAGCAGTCCGACTGCCTCTCCCGGTGGCATCCATGTCCGTCAAGGTAGCGGTGGCCATAACTCCCTGCATGGTAGGTACACGGATCAGGTTCCCGTGTTCCTGAACTGTGACATTGTGTTTCGCGCATATACGTTTGAACAGCCCCACATCTTTGATCGCTACATCAATTTTCGTGTAATGACTCATAGTACTTCATCTCCTTTTATGCATTTACCCTGCCGTTATTTATGATTGATACGGATGAGGCGCTTACCTTTCCGCATTTTGGACTTGTCAACCGATATCAGGGATTTGATCACTTTCACGGGCAGCACTTTTTGATTCCTGACGAACGAAGCTGACCGTCCGTCCGGGGGGAGCATACTCAAGATTTCGTTCCTTTGCAAAAAAGAAATTTGACCCCGGAATCGCATTCCAGTTTCAGACTGTGAGAAGGGGGTAATGGTGACATCAGCGCCCTCACTCAGTAGCGTAAAGTAAAACGACTGAAACATAGATTGTTTCCCGAAAGCCGACCGCGACACAAACACTTTGCCAACTCTCAGATTAGTGGAGAATTCACCGGGATTTTGAAGGGACTCTTGCACCAGTCCTTCATTTCTGACTTTGTAAAAAGGAACTTCCTCCCCGTTTCGCACAAAAAATAACAGAAATTTTTCGGTGTCATGCCGGTTTTCATGCCGGTGGACTCCTCCCTTAAACGTAAAGATTGCCATGATATTTACCTCCTTTCAAGATTATAAAAGAGGGGATATCCGAAAATATCCCCTGATAATTATCCCCATTTAATAGTCATGACTCGACGGGGTCCTATCTCCCAGTGTTTCCCATTGTCAACAGCGAGGCGTTCAAAAGAATCCGCCTTGTCCTTTATTATCAGGACACGTGCCCATTGACCGTATGCCTTACCCAGCCACGCCTCTAACTTATGGATATTACCGATTTGTTCCTTGTTGGAAAATTCCCCGTTCGCATCCAATTTATAAACAGTGTATGTGTTGCCAGTCATGATCGTATCCTTTCAAAAAGGTTAGGGCTGTGGGCCATTTCCTGCCCTGTTAGATATAAGATACCACCGGGTAAAATCATTGTCAAGGTATTCGTGCAATTTATTGCAAATAAAAAAGGGATACCCGAAAGTATCCCCCTTGGAAGTGGTATTATTTGACCGGTTTCATATCGGCAGTGACACATGTATAGGATTTTTTTACCTTAACGAAAAGCCGGTAATTGTTACCAGCAGCAGCCATCGTTATTGCGAAGGGCCGTTTGCCTGCCTTGACGAATTTGAACCCTTTAGGAGTGAGTTTCCGGAGGACCTTGACATAATTGGCCCAATCCTCATATTCCTTTTCATCGTCCCAACGTTCCTTCAGGTTTAATAAGGTTGTCGCCACGTCACCATTGATCATTTCGATTATTGCCTTGTGTGCGGTTGCGTTGTCCATAGTGTCCTCCATTAAGGTTTGGGGTTGATTTCCTGCCGTGTTAAATACAATCTAACACCGGTTAAAATCATTGTCAAGGGAAAATATGCCGAATAATAAAAAAGGCCCTTATAATAAGAGATGCCCTTTTTGCAATAAATTGCAAATAAAAAAAGGACCAGAAAAATTAATTTCCAGTCCCCTTTTTAAAATACGGTATCATCATGCCGCTTTTCCTGTTAACCTATAATTTTATAGCATCACCTCCCCCTACCAAACAAATGAATGTTGTATATAAAAGATAATAGCATCATGCCCCGTTTCCTGTTGCCCTACAGTTTTATAGCATCACCTCCCTTAAACAAACAAAATGAATGTTGTATATAAAAGATAACACCTTCCTTAATTATTATCAAGGGACCATTATTCATCCTTCCTGTCGGGACGATGCTCCTCGTCCCCCTTCCATGCAGTTTCTTCTATGTCAGGCAGTGAAGTTGAAAGGATACTTTCCATCCCAGGGTCGACTTTCCACATTTTCTCGGCGGTTTTCTTTTCCTCCGGAGCACTCATAAAACTTCCCTCCTTTATCTTGGCTCTTTACCTAAAGAGCATGACAGTATCTCAGCGGCAGTGGGGATGATATACCGGCAGTCGAAACTGTGCTTCCCTATCAGCAACGGACATGTTGTCAAGATCAGCATACCTGGGAAACGGGATCACTCCAACGGTTTGAGCAGTGGGATCAACTGCCGGATCTGCAAGGGCCTCCTGGTACCTGTTAATGGCCTCGTTGATCTCGTAGATCATACCGTCCAGCAATTCACACACTGGGCATACTCGCCTGTCATTCATTGCGACGACTTGCACTGTCTTGACCCCATTTCGAATACCTTCTTGCAAGGCAGCATGATGCCAACAATAGCCAGACTGCACTTCACAGTTGGCCTCATGGTAAAAAGCAGGCATGAGCGGGATGCGGGCAATTCGGGCTTGGAGTGCCGCCTTATCCACTAATCGTTTGGTCGGATCGGTACGCACTATCTCTTCCAGCCGCGTTATCTCATTTGTCATAGCATCGGCGAGACCATATGCCATGATGGAATGCACGTTAACAGCATACGCCCTTGCTACGTAATCTTCCCATTCTTCCAGCGTAATTTTGGCTGCCTTGCCTGATTGCACACGAACCCGTTCTTGTGACTTAATAATCACTTTCCGAAACACACCGGCCATTTCATCCCGGGCCGCATATCCAATGGATAATCCCATGTCGAAAGGAATAGCAGCCAATGCCCCAGCTATGATCTGTGAATTCACTGAGAAGGTGTCACCGTCAACAATGAATGCATTTTTCACAGCATCCAGCGCCTCCCCTATGACTTCGTTCGTCAGCCTGGAGAGTAGCATGGACAGTAGAATGGCTTCCGGTCCCCAGAACTTAATAGCCGGGTTGTCTTTCAGTGCCTCTTCTGCCAGTTTGCCCACATTTCCTGATTTGATAGTGAACATGAGATCCACCGGGGTCATCTTGACAAATGACTCTTCAGTGGCTAATTTCATGCGACTACTCCCTTCTGTGCCGTTTCTTGCAGAAGGCACAAAGTTTTGTAAATGGTGATATCTTCAGAAGTGAATAGTGTACCTTCGGTTTTTTCGGCAGCATTCGAGGGAAGCGTGAGCAGACTGGAAGAGGTGGTGTCAATCTTTTCAGCAATTTCCTCAATTCCTTTCAGTCTTCCCTGTTTTGCCAGTTCAAGGACAATAGGGAGGGGGTAACTTGCCCATTCCTGGTCGAAAATACTCATCTCCAGTCCGAATGCTTCGTTTGCCCTGGCAATGGCGTGGTTGACAGTGAAAGCCCCAACGTCAGCAAATGACTTTACACCGGCACTTGTATCTTTGGAGCCGACAATACGCGGTCCCATGGAGCAGAACTTCCAGTCGAGGACGTTAAACTCCTTAAAGACAAGATGAAGGTTCACCCATGTATCGAAGTCTTCACGTTCCGGAATGAACACCTGTTCTTCAGCAACGGTCTGCGCAGCCTGTGCAGTTGCATGGGTATAACCATCACTCTGCCCAAGGTAAAGATCAGGAAGACGAAAACGGTACCGGATAGTCTTGTAGGTGTCAGTTAAATACCGGTTAAACATGCCGTCTTCTGCCCTGTACTCCCCGAGGGGTTTGATCTCGATTTTAGCCTGTCCCTTGTCATCCAACCCGACACTTTCTACATTCGATTCAAGCAGGAGGACTTTGTTCCAGTTTTCCACTCCCCTCATGCCCAGGATCATGCTTTCCAGATCTTCTACGGATTCATCCGTAAGCGTTCCTCCACTTACAGTGATAACCATGGGAGGAATGCCTTGGGAATCGAAAAGATCGTAGTTAACATACTGTGCCTTTCTTCTGCCTTTGATATCCAAAACAGCGCCGATCCACCGGGGAACCCCATAAGAACTTGTGCCGAAGTCCTCCCGGAAGTGTTTGATTTCTGAAGCAATGAAGAGTGGTTTCTTTTCTTTTTTGATGAGACTGATGTCTTCGGGAGTCAGGTACTTCCCTGTCATATAGTCCATCACGCGCGGATCTCCATATTCCTTGAACCAGCGCAGCGTTCTCCCGTCTGGGCCAATCTGTGCAAATTTCCGGAAGGATTTACGCATCGTAATACGGACCACTTCCCCGTTACGACGAAGTGGAACTGTAACCTCTATGCGATTTCTGTCCACTCTGGTAAGCCGAATGTTCTTGAAAGGCAGGCGGAACATCATCTGTATTTCTCCAACTGCGTTCCTCACAATTTCCACAGTAGAGTTACCTGTGCGCTCCAGATCCTTACGCAGTTTTTTGCGCACGGCCTTAAAATCTTCAGCATCGTTCACCTGCCCAAAGAAGTCAGCAAGTTTAACCCTGTTCTTCTTAGCGTTAGGTTCCTCTGCCATTTTCGTGTCTTCTCCCAGATAATGGAAGGTGTGCCCGAATCCGTCAACATTTTGCACCATGGCATCAATGTTTGACTGCAGGGCATCAGACTCTTCGTAGATTTCGAACAAACGACTGATATTGTAGGGAGGTTCAATCAAATTTTGAGCACCGTAGAAATCTACAAAAAGATCCTCGTCGAAATCTACAGCGCGGGAAAAAATTCCAGGAGTACCGGCATCCCCGTATGCCTGTTCCAGTTTCTGAGCAATTCGCATTCGCATAGCTCTCAATTTTTGCCGGTTATCCTTACTGGTTGTGCCTGATATTTGCACTCCCGGCACAGGAGGGGCGTTTTTGGTTTTTACTACTTTCTCTGGCATATGACCGTATCTCCTTTATCTTCTGTAAAAAAAATGACTGCTACTTGTAGGTAACAGCCACACTATAACTCAGGTTGCCTTACAGGTCAAAGTCTTTCATATCTGCCAAATTGGGGCCTATGGAAACATCGGAAAGTAATGGGACACTCAACTTTATTCCAAAATCCCTTTCGATGGGAGGATTCTCCAATGCGGTTTTGATAATTCTTGCGTAGTATGGTAGATCAGCATCGGCCTTGACTTCGTAAACAAGTTCATCATGAATGAACAGGATAGGACGGAAAATCTCAGGGTCATGGCCTTGTTTCCGAATTTCATTTGCTGCCATGAGTACCACATCCGACGAAGGGGCCTGTATAGGATGGTTAATCGCCTGCCGTTCAGCCTCCCCCCTTATGTAGGGATCATTTGAATTGATTTCAGGCAATCTACGTTTCCGTCCCAATGGAGAGATAACATAACCATGACGCCTGCAAAAATCAATGGTATCCCGGTGAAAAGTTTTAATACGTTTGTAGTTCCCAAAGAATTTGGCGATCCATGACTCCGCTTGATCTATGGTAAGGGCAAGTCCGTACTCTTGTTTTGCATATTGCACAAAACCCTTTGCGCTCATTCCGAACACTAATCCAAAGTTAACCGGCTTGGCATTCTGCCGGGCCTTTTTCTTTTCCTTGTCATTCATATTATTCCACTTGGCACCACTTAGTACTTTGCCAGTAGCCACATGAATGTCCTCCCCGGACCGGAATACTTTAATCATGGCAGGATCGCGGGACTGGTGGGCAAGCCACCTCAACTCAGACTGGGATTCATCAGCAGCTAACAGAACGTATCCTGGTTTGGCGGCAATAAGACTTCGGACAATTCGCGCGGAAGGGCCTCGCTTGGGTATGTTCATTAAATTTGGGTCCGATGAATTTATTCTCCCGGTAACTGCCATGCACATACCGTATCTGGTATGAATACGCCCATCTGCCTTGATCGCTTTTTTGAATCCCCGTAGGTAGCGACTCCACAAAGTATGGTACATTTTGAACAACTCAAGGTTTTCCAGGAATGTTCTTGCTTTGGGAGGCAAGCGCATATCCAGCAGTAACTTTCTAACATTCTTATCAACACTGGGTTCTTTGGCCTTAGTGCGTTTGATTACTTTCAGCCCGTATCCCTCGTCGGAAAACAGAATATCCCGCACTAACGTATCCCTCGTGAACTTTATGCCTTTGGCCTGATGGACTTCTTTCTCCAGTACCTCCCTGGGAATGCATCCTGAGCACTGTACAGCAGCATCCTCCATGAGTAAAGCAACTTCTTTGGTGGCAATGGGGAGTTGATCCTTATCCACATATGCGCCGATTTCCTCCATTTCGAAAAGGGTATGTAGCGTAGGCATGGCAAATGTCTTAAAATAGTGTAGTGCCTCGGTCTCGTTTCGTTCTTTGAGAAACCGCATCATGTTATGATAAGCCTGAAAGGTCACATCGGTATCGGCGCACGCGTACTGGGTTCTCTCATCCAGGGGAACGGCTATCATGTCCCCCTTTTCGTACTTGGCCCCAAATTCGGAGTTATAGTTCCCTTTCATGGTCGTGAAACTTTTTTGCACCTGTTCCAGACTCGCCATCTTGTAGATATTTTCTTCTATCAAATGGGCAAGCACCTGCAACTCTGCCTCCCATCCCCTAATAGGAATACTGACTTTCGAAATTCGACGGAAGAGAGTCCGAAAAACATGATAATCGAATGCACCATTGAGGAAGGACTTCTTTATATCCTCATTCAGGAGCAACTGTGCCAACTCCCTTACTTTTTGCGCGAAGTCGGGTGTCTGTCTTGCCCCGATTGTAACCTCCTCTTTCTTCCGTTTGCCTTTCTCGTTAATTGCCCACCGATCCTGTTGCCACTGGATCACACACTCGTCGGAGTTGGGATCACATTCTTCATAAAATGTGATACTGTATCCGGTTCCGGTTTCGTAAGTCAGACTGTAACTGATCATGACATATTCGGGATTTGCCCAGTCGAGCCCCTGCCCCTCAGTATCCAGGCCGATTAATTTCCCTTCGAGAAAATCAGCCCAGTCTTCTCCCATCGGGCGTTCACTGTCAGTTCGGACCATCCGTACTCCGGGTTTTGGTTTCTTTTTTGGACGGTGCATCTCCGCCAGCGAAGTTATCTCACGGTAGGATGAATTGGTTTCGATTACTGGCGGTTGAAAGTCATTCTCTATCAGTTCCGATAACATCCGGATGTCTTCAATCAACTGGGCTTCCATCGCCATGTTGCGCATAATGAAATTGGGGTGCAAGGTAGCGATCACCCAGCAGGCGAACTCCTCGTTCCAGAACCACTGCCCGCGATTTTTCTTAATGCCGGACTTTCTCATGATCTGCCTGAATGCGAAATCTCCTGCACACAAAATAACCTTGGGTTTCACTTGATAGATAACCGATTCGATGTAATGGCGGCAACTACTCAGTGTAGCAGTGACTTCTTTCCCGGATAATGTCCTTTTGTCCATTACACACCTGGACGCGGTCACGATAAACATTTCTCGCCAGTTGATACCATGTTGCTGGAGACGACTTTTCATCATCTCCCCACTATCTCCCTGTAAATGACCATCCCTTCCATGACTGCCACGCCCAAAAAAAGCGGGGGAATCGTCCACCAGTAATATATCGGCAGTGCGACTCCCCATGTAATACTTCTTCTGTACAGCTCCATGAAGGGGGCAATCGTGAAATTTACACTCTCTACTCATCACGCTGTCTCCTCATTAATCAACTGCAGCCATTACTCTACGGGACACGGAAGCCCGGATCTGTCAACGCACCCCAGCATACTAACCACATTCATATCTGTTACTCCGTGGTTAGTTACCCTGCCGATAAGGATGTTATTTTCCAGGGAACCGTACTCGGCGAAAAAACGAACTGACTTGAACCGTAATTTCAAGTAATCCGTGTAGTATGCATTCACCAGAACTCCTGTCTCTCTCTCTTCATCACATAGCCACACATAATCGGGGTACGCATATCGAGAAACCACCCACATATGGGGCGTGACTTCGACCAACTTCTTTTTCATGACCTCCGTACTCAACTTGTCCGTAATACGAGAAAGTGTCCCAACGGGGGTTTTGATGGCCTTCATCTTTGTAATATGTCGGGCGAAGATAACCATGCCAAGATTAGCGCAGAAGTGCTTCTGCTGGAAGGTGCCCTTCCACCACTTGTTATCAGGGTGGTCTTCGAATAGTGCCGTAAGGATCTCCTCTTTGGTACGTGCCCTTCTGGTATCCCATGCAACTCCTTTCTTGAGATTTTCCAGCCGCTCCGCCAATTTTACTGAGATCTCGATCCCAAAGGGAGTCAATTTACCAAGACCGCAAATTAAATCCTGTCTGTGCAAATTTTTGGTGATTTCATCCTCTGACAACTGGGGACTCTCCTCAGTATGGGAAGCAAGTGCGTCCATTTCCATACGAGACAATTTTAAACTCATTATATTTATTCCTCCATTGGGTTTTACCCCATCATAGCCCCGGTTCAAAGTAATTTCAAATTTGCAATTTATTGCAAATAACTCGCAACTGTTGCCCCAAGTCCTTCCGTAAATCCTACCTGCGGGCGATATTTGAGTTGATCTTTGGCCTTATAGATATCAGCCTTGGAATGTTTGATATCCCCGATTCTATCCGATGTATGTTCGAATTTCCGGTCAACTCCAGTTATGCTGGAAATGGCAGACACAAGGTCATTCAATGTATGAGATTCTCCCATAGCAATATTATAGGATTCTCCACTGGGTAACCCTGCTATTGTCAGCATAGCTTTGAGATTTGCGTGAACTACATTGTCCACATAGGTAAAATCGCGGGACTGTTTTCCGTCTCCATGGATCTTAAACTTGTAATCCCCATCACGGCACGCCCGGATGATTTTGGGAATCACGGCAGCGTACTCGGACTGGTCCGACTGTCGGGGACCAAACACATTGAAGTAACGCAAACACACTGTGGACAGTCCATGCATCTTCCAGTACATGTGCATGTACTCTTCAGATATGCACTTCTGCGCGGCATAGGGTGTTTTGGGGTTGAATGGCAGGGTTTCCATTTTGAATTCACAGTCCACATCTCCATACACCGAAGAGGACGAAGAGAACACAACTCTCTGCACTCCTGCAGACTTACAAGCATGCAATAGGGCAAGTGTACTTGTGGAGTTCGCCTTGTGGCTGTCCATGGGTTCCACAATGGACCTGGGAACCGAACCCAATGCAGCTACATGAAATACATAGCGACATCCGGACACTGCCAGTGCCGTGGCAACTTCATCTTCCACGTTGCCTATAATCACTCGGGGAGAGGAAACATCAAGTCTTTTTCCGTCCTCGCCCATCATTGCAGCCTCGACGTTCTCCATACTTCCGGTGGATAAATTGTCCAGTATGACAACTTCATATCCATACTTCAGCAAATGGTGCACCAAATGAGAGCCAATGAACCCGGCCCCTCCGGTAACGAGAACTTTTATATTATCACTCATCTTTATCCTCTTTTCCATGTATCGGCCCACTCTCGAATGTCGTAAATGGCCTGTTTCTTGATATACTCGCGGTGTTCTCCACATTTACGAGTTACTTCCTCCAATACGGAACGGTGATGTCGGTTACTTCCACGCATACTGTCCGCGTGCTTTGCCGCCAAGGACTTTCCACCAAAGAGGTAAGTGGCGATAAGGCGATTTCTGTTAAAATCATCGGCATTCCACGAGTATCCCCTTTTCTCCCCGTGGTGGTGCAATGGAAGAGAATTAACGATCCACTTCCGCATCCCGAGAACTGCCATGGTAAAGTTAATGAAGTTTTCCCCACCTCCATAGATGCCAAACTCCGGGTGCCATCCACCTAACTTCTCATAAATGGAACGGTGCATCATCATACCGCAGGTACTCATGCAGGGCACTTCTGTAACGGAATTGCCGGGATCTCTGAAACTGCAGAAAGTATAATGGAAGACTCCCTCATTCCTTTTATCCACGAGAGAATACTGCAGCCGCTTCTCCTCCATGATGTGATAAGTTAAGGGCAAATGGAAGGTGCCATTCATGTAATACTTTTTGTCACTCAGGTACGCATGGAACATGTTCCGCAAGACTCCGCGTGGGACATAGCAATGAGCATCACAAAACCAGAATACATCACCGGTTGCATGTTGTATGGCAAAGTTCTTTGCTTGCCAGTGAGACAACTTGTCGGTATACCGGAGGTTGATGATGTTCTTGTGTTGCCTTTTTATCTCCTCCATGTAAGGCCAGCACCGATCAGACTCCCTGCCGATATTGGGACAGTGAGAATTATCAACTGCAATCAACTCCCACTCAAAAGGAGCCTCCCTCAGTTCCTCGATTATACTACGCAAGGTGAACGGAAGAACTGGCCACTCGTTAGCGTAAGGCACTATCACTGATAGTTTCAAAATTTGCTCCTCCTTTTCTTAATCCTCTCAACTGCAGCAGGGCAGCTTTGAATGCGGGAAATCCCATTATAAGGGAGGGAGTTCCCAGTGCAGCAATATCTTCAATGCGAAGTGATGCAAAATGCACTACAGTTGTCTGAATACCCCTTATCTGATAAGGAGCCATGTACTTTCCTTTGTGATACTTTAGGAAACCCTTACTTTTCTTGTAGTGCCCGTAATAGTCAATTGCAAATGAAATTTCATGGGGATGTACTTCGCCAATTTTCTTCCCGAATGCAGTTACGGCAAGTTTTCCCTGGCGCACGGATAGCATCTCCACTTTGCCAAGTTTCCCAGTAGCAATACCGTCAATTATCATGTTTTCCAGTTTCTGCAGATACTCCTCGAATGACATGGTATTCATTAGATTTACTCCTTTTACAGATGCAGACCGAACTCTTCTGCATAGTCCTCCACTTCCTGTGTTACACGGTCCACGGTAATCTCTTTCATACATATTTTGTCACTGATACAAGGACGGGGACTGTAACATCCCTCGGAGCACGACTTTGTGTTGACGATATTCCGGTGTACTGAATATCCCGACCACATGGGCAACGCAAATCCGCCGAAAATTACCACTGCAGGAGTTTCTACAGCACGGGCGATGTGCGAGATGGCCCCTTCCGCACATACTACCATTTTCAAGGAGGAAATGTGCTGCACAAGTTGTTTGACATCGTGGAACTTCGGGATGGGAGCGAAGCCGGTCTGTACTGCCAGTTCGTCAAATTCATCCCATACTTTTTTACCATGCCACTGTCTCTTATGCATAACCTGAACTCCAACATTTTTGAACTTGTCCCTCTCCTCCCGATAGCAGTATATCTCAGGTCTAAGCACGGGATCGCAGTTGAAGAGCAGATCATATGCTTCTTTCACAATGCAAAAATCTGATATGATATGATGCACCCCGGGAGCTACTGCATGGATTGGATCTGGGTATCCCAGAAATACGCCAGCGTTAACTCTCCCCACTTGATCCACATAGGGATTTCTTTCCAGCAACTGTGGATAATTGGTGTTAACCACCACTTTGCAATCGGGATAGACTTCCTTAACCCGTCGCAGAGTAGGGGTAACGAAAAGAAGATCACCGATACCATTGAATGATTTAATCGTAACTACCTTACCCATAATAGGAACTCCTCCTGCGTGCGGTTAGTTTATTTCTGGAATGTACTGCCGATCACTGGAAGGTAGTAGTTGCGATATATGGCGTCCCAGTTGTAGGTCACTCTCGCATGAGTTTTGGCCGTAAGGGAATTGTCGTTGTGCATACTGCCGAGGATCACCTGCACCACATCAGAATAGTACTGATTCTCGTCGGACGGTTGATGATGCATGTGATAGGAACCGAAGTCAAAATACAGTCCAGTCCCCCCATTGACTTCGGCCTGCATACATAAAGACTTGTTCAGGACCATGAGTACCCCTGACATTGCAGCTTCAGGAGCCACCAGACCGAAACTTTCTTCTCTCGTGGGGAATATGAATAGATTGGACAGCACAAACAGTTTGTTCAGCATGCCACGCGGAATGCCAGTCTCGTACCGGGCACACCACATCGAAGTGAAAATCACTTCCTCATGGGGAATGAGGCCGCACCTCTTCGCAATTTTGAGATACTTATCAACATTTTCCTTGCCATTTCTACCAGTGGCCCACTGGTTGGCGATCACCAGACATACAGACTTTCCACTGGCTTTGATTTGAGCAAACATTTTTATGATAACGTCTACTCTTTTCGCAGTGAGTCGGTCAGAACTTGCGGGATATATTTGCACCACATCGGCGGACAGGACTTTAGGGAACTCCCATACGAATGCGCAAGTTTCCGAATCAAATTCAAACCATGTGCGAGGGTCTTTGATATGAGGGATCACAACCACATCTTCAATAGCCCCGTGATACTGTTCTGCAACTCGCAATCTGTCGGTAGCATTGGGATACACTATCTTGTGGTTCGGGCGTAGCCCCTGTATTCTCCACCAGTCCCGACTTGCGGAAGGAACGGAGTGCACCCAGTGAAACCATCTGCAGTCAGCCACTTCCTGATTTCTTGAAGTCTCGATACAGCCCATGCCGTAAGGGAGAAACCAGCCAGTGAAAAGAAAGTCATGTGTGAATATGACATCTCCCGGTTTCAGGAAATCCAGAAGAACTTTTTCGGTTTTCTTCACCACTTCCAAGTGTTCCGGGGTGACATCGTTAATGGAAGTATAATCCTTGAGATGAGCGAAAGGGATCTTCTGGTGAAGATTAATAGGAACCATGCCCCGTTCCTTATCTTCGGGCGTGAAGGGGGGAAAGAGACTGGAAACGTTGGAAGCATTGAACTTTTCATTCACGAAAATATGAACCTCATGCCCAAACTGCTGCAGCATTTTCGCTTGATCCACGACAATCCCGGTAAGACTGTAGCCAGGATTGAATTCCATGAAATTTGTGAGGATGGCAATTCTCTTCTTCTTAATCATTCGGTCCTCCAATCATTGTGGTTACGCTATTGCGCCCACTTTTTATGAAAAAATGGATACCCTATTTGCAATTTATTGCAAATTTATTCAGATACCCATCTTTATTAGTACATATTCCATTTATTGTCAAACTCAGTGGGGTTTTTTCACTACATAGGTGGCGCACAAATAATGTGCCAAATACCCTACTGCAGCGTCCACTGGAACAAGTGCGAGTGTAATTGCCAGTATACTGGGGAAATCAGGTGATGAAGAACCTTCAAAAAACAGCAGTCTGATGCTCAGTATTGCAGCACACCATGCAACTGCAGCAAAAAATGCTATCATGCCAATTCTCAATTTTCCATTGCGTGATATGAAAAAAACCCACGACACGGTTAGGGAGAAGATAATCAGCATCCCCAGCAGGATCTCCACGAGCAGAAACTCCATTCCACTAATCTCCTTTTAATTGTTATTGATACGGCGTTCAATGGTTTCAAGGGTTGCCTTTAAATCGGAAACCACTGAAGTCCCTTTTTCGGTCACTTCAATCAGGGAAGTAAATTGCTTTGAGGCAATCTTCGCGGCTTCGTCCCTGTCATCCTTCGCAAACTTTCTAAGTTCCTCCCTTTCAGATTTGTGATTTTTAAGCAGTTCCACCCTTTCTTTGTTGTGGGTGGTTTGTAATGTTTTTATGTAAAAGCCGAGAGCCAGTATCATTACTCCCAGAATCCCATATTCCATAAACTTTTCGACTATCGTAATCTCTACGCTTGCCATAGTGTCTCACCTCTATATGCTGCACTATACGAAAGGCCCATCTATGCAGCGTTTACATTGTAAACTGTCCCCCCGATTCGAACCCTGACTCTTGAAGCGGCAGTATTCACCCATAAGTTGACATCATCCGGGACATCTGCATCATCATCGGCGAAGGGAACTCTCGGAACTCTACTCTTGACATCCCCCGATCGTGCGGGAACTTTTACAACTCCGGTCTTCATAATTTTCTCCTTTGCAATTAATGGGTAAAATATCTCCCTCCTTAGTCACGAGGAGGGAGACTTGGCACACTTAAATTACGTTAGGTTGTCGTTGTGGTGGTCGGTGCCGCAGTTGTCGTCGTTGTGGTCGGAGCAACTGTCGTCGTCGTTGTGGTCGGAGCTACCGTTGTTGTCGTAGTGGTCGTCGGGGGTAAAGTAGTGGTAGTGGTCGTCGGGGGTAAAGTAGTGGTAGTGGTCGTAGGTGCCACTGTCGTCGTGGTCGTTGCAGCAGAAACCTCCGTCAAATTGAAGGCCACTACTGCCCCATCGGGTTTTCTTATTTTCAACTTTTTCTGTGGATCATTTAGCCACATGGAAAGCCATTTCTGCGTCGATGCATCCGGATCTGACTGCAAAACCGGCAAGGTAGCGGTATGTTCTTTAGGATCTCCCGAGAAAGTTTTATAGGGTGCCGTCCCTCCCTCCCGGACAGTAGCGGACTCGTTGTACACTTGTTTCTTCATCACTCCTCCGTTCCCAGCAGACTGACCGGGCCTATGTGCAAACGATTAGTGGAAGTTGCAATCCATATTTGGTCATCTTCCGTCTCACTCACAATCTCAGTCACCCCGATCACTATTACATTACCTTGAGGTACCCCACTAAATACTGCCTCTCCATTTTCAATCTCTCGCGGCACTGTTATTTCAATACCCGTTAAATCCAAGGTCGTCGTTGTCGTGGTGGGTCCTACTGTGGTGGTTGTGGTGGGTCCTACTGTCGTTGTGGTGGTAGGCGCGACTGTTGTGGTTGTGGTCGGCGGTAAAGTGGTCGTGGTTGTGGTCGGCGGTAAAGTGGTCGTGGTTGGAGCCACTGTCGTTGTAGTCGTAGTCGGTGCCACTGTTGTAGTCGTAGTAGTGCCGGGAATTGTGGTGGTCGTAGTGGTGGGGGCCACTGTAGTAGTGGTTGTGGTGGGGGCCACTGTGGTCGTAGTAGTGCCGGGAATTGTGGTGGTCGTAGTGGTGGGGGCCACTGTAGTAGTGGTTGTGGTGGGGGCCACTGTGGTCGTAGTAGTGCCGGTAATTGTGGTAGTAGTGGTCGTGGCCGGTGCCACTGTGGTCGTAGTAGTGGCCGGGGGACTTTGGTAGGGAGTTGTCGGAGGAGTAAAATTTTCTGACCAAACGGCTTCCCCTGTCACGACACGGAATTGATCCATAAACCCGTTGAGGTAGCCATTTCCTCCAATTTGCCTTCCAAGACGCAAGTAAGTAGGGCATACATTAGAGGAAGTATTTAACCAAGTACCGTCAGCAATCCCATCAATATATAGGGTAACTGTGGCAGCTTTCCGGACTACGGCAATGTGATGGAAAACATCATCAGTTATATCAATTGTGCCCTCTATTTTACGGGCACTGCGGTAATAAACAATAACTCCGCCAGTTATGTTGTTAATATTTGCCTGGGTTGCGTCTTCGGAGTTCTCTCCGAAAGCCCAAATCCTTCTGTGGTTACCTCCCGAAGTAGATTTTACGGCAGTTTTGAGCCAACACTCGACAGTGTAATCTCCGGTGGCTAAGACGAATAAAGGATCAGTGGGGACATCTATATAAGAGTTAGTGCCATCGAAGTGAATGGATGATGTGCCAAACTTGGCAGCGGCAGTGGCGTGCTGCACGTCTCCATAAAGAGAGAGAATATGAGCATGAGGGGAACTGTCAACAATGTCTGTAGATCCGTCTGTAGTATCTGACTGAATGCATATACTACCTAATTCATACATGTCAATGGTAGTGGTGGTAGTGGTAGTGGTAGGGGGTAACGTTGTCGTTGTTGTCGGCCCTACTGTAGTTGTCGTTGTCATCTATCTTCCCCTCCCATGATTTGCAATAAATTGCAAATTTTTAGATGAGACCGGCATTCAGGGTAACCCCATTAGAGGTACCGGCAATACTACTGATATGTAGGGCGATTTTCTCCGTTCCTTGGGTTTTCCATACTAATGTGGGGGATAGATAATTACCGGAAGATGACCCTTTACGAAAAGCAACTGATCCTATGCCCGAAGATTTTGACTCCAAAACTGCAATAACTGTAGTGCCTGTGGAATCAAACACAAGAGGAGTCACCACTACATCTCCGTCCACGGCAGAATGTTCCGGGTGTACCACGAGAACACTGTTGTCTCCCACATCCAGCACATTGTCAGTAAGATCAGCCGACAGGTTGGTGAGATCTACCCCATCCGCAACAGTGACTGGGGTACTGCCTCGATTAGCCTCAGGGACGAACTGCCTGGACGCGGTATCTACCACCTGTATATGCCTTGTGTTAGCACTCCCGTCCAATTCTGCCGCCTCGCGTGTTGCTATGTTGGGGCCAGTGGTAGCTTCTCTGACTTGAACTGATGTATTACTCTCAAGTGTCATGTCTGTATTCTCCTTGATTAAGATTCACGCTATGTAGATTAAATACCATATTATCTACTGCCGGTCAATTGCCTCTTGCTGGGCAAGACTATACTCCTCCTCGATGTCCTCTGTACTGTACACCTCGAAAGAACAGGCCATACATTCCCACACACTTTTGTAGCCGTAGATGTTTTGCCTTCCTTTCGGGCGAGTTACTTTTCTGAGCCACATATCAGAGTCACACTTTTCGCAGTATTTTGCGGCTGAAGTATCATTGTGTACTGGAGGGTTTAAGTTTAAGCCGGAATCAGGTAAAACTGTTCCTTCAGGAATTTTTGCCAGTTCCTCATTGTACATTTCCTTTCGGTTAACGATGTACTGTTGCAATTCTCCCACTGTCACTCCCCTGGTCAGAATACCCTCCAGCATGGTAATCATATCTTCAACTTTCCCGAAGGAATAAGGAGCGAGTACCATTTCTATGATTTTCAATTTTTCTTTATGTAATTCCATCAGTATTCCTTTCTTAGTCACACCACCACTCATAAACGGAAAGAGATGCCTGCGGTTTTCTACAACCAGTGCCCATTGTACACTGTGAATCGGAAGCACAGTGCCCGAAGCCGCCACACGAGGCGCAATACCCATCTGGCCACGTATTAGGTAGACACTGAGTCCTTCTGACAACTCGTTTACCTGCCTCTACAGTATCAGAATGGAATCCTGGGCCAGCGCCTCCGCAGCCTGCGGTGCGGCCATCAGAACATATCCAATGCCAACTTCCGCCAACTGTTAGTATGTAACCATGGGCTAATTTGCCACACCTATCAGTAACGGTCACATGCGCCACTCCGCAATATCCCTCTACCGTACTAACTGTGTTATATCCCGAAGCGCCGGTATATTCAGATCCAATTGCAAATCCAGCGGATACTTCCCAGCGCAAAGGAGCTGTTCCTCCTATTACGTGGACACTACAAATGCCCTCTATAGTTTCGGGGCCATCCCACTCCATAGTTGGGAGTGTTTTCTCCATTGATTTAGAATCAGAATACCCGCAAGCCCCTTCCGCAGAAACTGTTACTAACTCAGTACAGGGATCTTCTTCCGCAATTTGGTTGGATTGACCCCCGGTCACCTCCTGGCCTAACGTCCATCCATCACTAACATCCCACACGTAATTTGGCCTGCCTCCCACTATGCTAACACCCTGTTTGTCTCCACTGTAAGTTTCAGGCAATGTCATTACCATGTCCTCAATGGGAATTATAGGAATTTCCAAGTCAACAACCTCTTCGCAGTAGTCAACGACAGTAACTGTCACATCCCCTTCAGTACATTCCTCAGTACCATGCATTTTGTTGGTGGTACGGTTGGTTATTGGCATATCAAATTCAAATCCATTGGTGGCAGACCACTCATATGGGGGCCTCCCGCTACCTTCGAGGAGTAACTTTACAACTTGCAAAGCAGATACTTCGTCAGAAGAAGATGAGAGGACCAAAGGACCGTCTTCCCCCTCCACCTGTATTGCGAGGGAATCACTTTCATCGCAATCATCCGTAGCGGTAACTGTAATCTGGTCACTTATAGAACAGTCCTCGTTCGGAATTATTGTGTTTATCCTGCCATCTGCATCTGGTTCAGCCAGTTCAAACCCAGATCCTGAGAGGTCCCATTCAAAAGGTTCCATGCCCCCTCTCACACTAACTGCTTTACTAATTCCGTGAAATATAGTCTTCGGTCCCTTAACTACCACTTTCGGTTCTGGAGGTTGAACAGTGAATACCACTTCGGTATTACAGGCATCGGTGACGGTTACCTCACATATATCATACTGACTGCACGTACCATCCAGGGTAATATAATTGGTATTCCCCATGGTTTGCGCGAAAGCTACGTTAAATCCCGCACTGACTGACCAGTTGAGAGGTTTCTTGCCTCCAACTGTGCCTACAGATACCCCTGCCGATGACGGAAACTTCGATGGGTTACCTGGAGATGCTGCAAATTGGGGGTTACCTCCCAACTGGACCGTACATGATACCGAATCATCGCAAATATCAGTAACTGTAATTGTTACTTCTTCGCCTTCCGCACCAGTGCACCCAGAGGGAGCATGTAAAATATTTGTTCGATAACTTGTCGTAACATGTGCTAAAGTGCAGTTACCCCCACTTACTTCCCACGTAAAAGGGCCTGTACCGTAGATAATGGAAATGTCCTCCGATGCATTGGGCGCGATAAGTTCCGGGTTGGAATCACTGCACTCTATTGGGAGAGATTCCGGAACGTTGAGGGTGGTGGATATTGTATCAAAGCAGGCATCTTCACATTCTACTGTGATATTTCCTTCAGCACAGATATCTCGGAATACCACATTATGGCGATCCCATGTCTCCAGCGTAACTATGTGTCCGTCTCCAGAAACCACACTCCACTGGAACGGTGGCACTCCATTTTCCAAATACAGTTCGGCATACCCGAAACCGTAAGTCCCAGTCCATGTGTCTTCATGCCATTTAAACTCCAGGGGCTCCGAAGTAACATGACAGTTCAACTGCGATTCGCAGGCATCTGTAGCCGCCAAATCGAAACCACCGGATGCCGCGCTACAGGGATCATCGGCCACGACTGTCACTTCCCGCCCTACTGGTAATGGGCCAGTTTCGGGGTTCTCCGGGTCAGAAGATACAATGTGGAAATCATCAGATCCACTCAGTTCCCATATTATATCCAAAGCTCCCCCAACTACCCTAAAAATAGCGGAACCGGAGGGAGGGAATTCTGTCGGGTTGTCGGGGTACCATTTAAATTCCTGTTCGTCTACTTCCACAGTAATACTTGCAGTCTGGTCACAGGCGTCTGTCAGCGTAACACTACATGTGGGTTCTATGCACTTTACGCTACTGGGAGTAATATAGTTGGTAGGGGCACTGGTGGAAGGCCACTTTAATACCCATCCAGGAGCACCGGGAGTTACTTCCCAGGAGTAGGGAGGTTTTCCCCCTCTAAAGTCCACCCGGTATTCTTCTCCGCGTTCTGCTTTATACTCTACCTCGAATACAGACTCACTACTCGGTTCAGGGGAACTATAATGGATGCAGCACGTGTTTCTGGGAATTTCTGTGACAGGTATGTCGCATACTCTTGCACACTCATCTTCACATCTGACCACAATTGGGCCACATAACTCCGCATCTGACCTATGTAAACACACAACTGGCCCAGTGTCATGATCCCTAAACTCCACACCCGATCCTTCTTCCACTGACCAACTGTATCCTGTACAAGTCGGACCGTCCACAGGGAGCACGCCCACGAAATCGACGGATTCCGGATTATCGTGTATCTCAACCGGCAGGTAACTCCTGTCTACCTTCAAATCCCCCACACAGCACAGTTTGGAAATTTGAATTCTTACAATGCAATCAGTGCCGCAATCATCTGTCACTGTCACACTTCCTTCAGCCCCTTCATTAGGATCACGGCAGGCACACTCACTTGCCCGCAATGTATTAGACATATCAAAAGAAGGGGGGCCGGGAAGCCACTCAATAGGATCGGTTTCGAAATGGCGAGGGGCTTCCACATCAGTAGCCATCCGCAGCCAGCCACCACTTGCGGTCCATGTGTAAGGAGGACATCCCCCGGTGATAGTAAGCAGCACTCCCCTTGCAGGATCTACTTCCACCACCAGATTAGTTACGAGTTCTGTTTGGTGATATATGTCGATGACTTCGGAGTCACATTGATCGCAGCACGTCTTTTCCTTCACTTCATAAGAATCCGTGGTGACCAGATTCCCTTGACATACTTGAATGTGTGCAGGAGTAGGTTCGTGCGCATCCGGAGTGGCCTGCACTTCCATATACTCCTTGTCATATTCTATCACCAAAACACCAGTCACAGGTCGGGATAATGACACTTTAAGTCCCTGGATTACGGGAGGGGGTTCAAATCCATCCACAGTGCCTTTCCACCAGTACGCTATTACAGCAGTGACTAAATTACTCAGGACTCCGGTGTCCTCTTCAATGAAGACAACTTCGCAGGCGGATTCCTCTATTTGGATCACCTCATTTACCACTATGGCCCCGTTGGTGGTACCTGCCGTGACAGGGAGTTCTGGCATATTGGTATAGTAACGAAAACGGGCAGTCTCCCCTACGTCATAGGGAGGCCCGTTGATCCCGTTTTCTTCACAATTTTCTAAAACTGAACTTAGGTGAGCGGACAATTCAGCATAGATGTCTTCCTCTTCATCAGGAATATATGCCCGGAAAATGATGTCCAGAGTTTTCAGCACGATTTCTTCCTCCTCTACTCTTCCTCGGCGGCACCAACTGCAAATTGATAAGTGGTTTGTTTGTACTTTTCACCCTGGTCAGGAATTATCTGGCGCACTACCAGCAAAGCAGTAGCATCATACTCGTCCGGCAATACGGTAGGTTTGGGGTCGAATATCACCATAATGGCAGTTGCCCTGGTCAGATAGGTTACTTTTACAATGCCTGTTACTACTGATGAAGTATTCGCAACCACAGAATTTGCGACAGCGTCATACAAAATGGGAGGTTGTGGCCGCATAGGTTCACAGCCAGTTATAACTTCTCCGATCCATTCCATGGAAGTAGGAGGTTCGAATGGTACTTGTGTTAATTCTCCTCCAGTTCCCTGAGTGATAGCGACTACTTCCTCAACTAATACTCCGGACGTGTACAGAATCCTGGCGGTTCCTCCTATCAGACTAACTTGCACAGGAGTGGCAAGTGGGGTTGTGTACAAGACCTCATATTCAACACCATCCACATAAGGACCTTCGACAGTAGGTTCGAGTGACGTGTGAATTTCATCTACTGTCAGAACCCCATCATCAACTTCGATGACTGTCTTTCTAAACACTACAGTAGTTACATCGGTAATCTTTGCCATGACAGTATCTACCCTCCGATTACCATAACGATCACTGTAAACTCATCTTGCGATTTAGTTGAAATGGATAAAGAGTAGCGGGAGAAAGCGGCTTTATAATTTAAATCCAGTACTCCCAGGGCCGACTTGGAAGCAGTCACAGTGGTCCCTTCAGTGGCAATGGCCCCAAGGTTATCCCCGATCCATTCATAGTCTACAACCGACTTTATCGGTTTGGTAGCCGATACAGAATTAACCCCGGAAGTAGTTGTAAACTGCAGTGTGTCATTGGAGGCAGCCAGTCCTCCCTCCCCCGTCACTCCACTCCCTTCGGAACGGATTGCACCCGGATCAGTGCTACTCACACTTGTCTTGATGACGATAGGCATATCTGCAGGGTATTTATATACACGAAAATACGCCTTCTCCCCGTAAAGGAATGTACTTTTTTCCTCTCCGTAGATTTCAATATGTTTTTCCGCGTCCAGTTCCACCACCAGTATTTGACCTTCTTCCAATGTTGTGGTACCGAACGTTACGACTATACTCTGTTTTGCCCCTATATCAACCATCGATTATGACCTCCATTTTGGCATTTTGAGACGCCAAAGATAGCACATTAAGAATCACATTCTCGCCCCCCACAACCAGTGCATAGGTAACTTCTGAATTAACTGAGATCTTCTCATAAGATCTCGCTATTGTCAAACTGGTTCCAGTACGAATCCTGTACCGAAGGTTTCCTATATCTCCCTCAACAACTCCAGTGTGTACTTGCCGACTGTTCGGGGAATCATTTACTAAGAAGTCTATACCTGCCATTGTGTCACCTCCATAGTATGCAGTACTTTCGGTCCTGTTATCGCGACGACTACACTTTTTACCTGAAAGTTCCCCAATGCGGATATTTCGGCATCGTCTACGTGAACTATGTCCCCGTCCATTATTGAGATTTCGTAAGGGGCAGAAATAGATACAGTCTTCCGGTCATACCTGACAGTATCCAGGGCAGCAGTACCTGCAACCACTGCAATGGCTGGAGCGGCCAACAATTCATCATGAAGGGGCGGAGCTGCCACATCCCCCGGGGGAATTGTAACATTCAGCGCCACATCTGTTTCTCCTGAAATACTCAATACTGCTAAAAGAACTTCCACTGAATGACCCGTCAGGAGAAGGCGTTCGTACTCAGTGGTGTAAGTCAACTTGCACACTCCGTCTTGATTGTCAGGAATGGCGATTTCTCTACTGTTCACATTAAAAACTGGTTGGCCGTACTGCTTACCGAACCACTCCACTCCCCCAGGTTCAAGAGTTTTTATCGGTCGGGTAGTTTCGCCAATGCCATTCCGGACTATGACAGTCTCATCCTCAATTTCTTCGATGAGTCCGCTCCCGAGACCCTGAACTGTCCCATCGGTGACAAACTGCACCGGGCCTCCAGGTGGACGATTGCCTGCCCAATATAGGCGCACGTGCGTAGGTTCCCCCACATCAGGACTTTCTTCCTCTATTCGGTAATCTGGCAACTCAATCGCTGTTGTCTGACGAGATACTTCAATCGTGTTTGCCCCTGTCCCTCTTTCGTAATCAGTGGACACAGTTATCATGTTGGATCTGTCATATCGGGCAACTGCAGCAGTCGTGGGAATATGGATGGGCCGGGCAGTAAATTTACTTCTCACAATTAAAGTGCCGTCTGGTTGTGAACGAACAACGGCACCAATGGCTTCCGCAATTTCTGAAATTCCGGCAAGTGGTTGCCCGTTATATGAATAAGTTTGAGGAAGTACCCAATCTTCGCAATCCCATACAATGACTACGGGGTCCATTCCCGAATTATCGTTCAACAGAGTGGTAGCCACTGCACTTGCGAGTGCGGGAACTTCCAATGCCAAGGCAATTTCTTCGCGGTAGGGAGCATCCCATAATGCAGACTTACTTCTTCCCCACAAACTGAATAGATCCTCGGTACCATGTTGGTCTTCCAGTATGTAATCGTACACTTCCTCATTCAATATAATTTGGAGAGTATGCGCCCCCTCCGTAAGACTACTTTTCCGGAACAGGTCACTGGAAATAGAAGCCAGTTCTATTTGATTGTGGATGTCGTCTTCGGTGAAGGACATGGACATGGATGTCACTTGATTTGTGATGTCCCCTCCGTCCAGTAATATACTCCATGTAACATTCGGGGTAATAGGGATCACGTTTTGCAGGGCATTTATACTTCGCCGAGTACCTGAGATATAATCCACTAATGCCAGATCATTAAGATGACTGAATATGTTAGATATGGGATTGCCGGACATTGCATTCCTGAACTCATGGATACCCCCGACACCTTCTGATAGTGTCAGCAGCGAAGACTTCAGCCCGGTTAATTCCCCTGATAGGTTATTTGCAATAAATTGCAAATTTCCAATAGGATCTCCCTTCAGAAGAGAGGACATTACCAGTTCAATTCCAGTAATGGCTTCCGATAGTTTATTAATGTGTACTTGTTGTCCGGAAAGATCTCCGGAAAGGGAACTTCTTATGACACGATCTCCGGAAACAGGATCGCCGTATAGTAGAGAATTGATCGCCTTGCGAAAACTACCAGTGGCCTCCAATAGACCAAGGGGGATAGATTGGTTCCCCTGCAATCCAAATCCTACCATAATTACAGGGGAGCCACTGGTTCCTAAAGGTCGGAACACTATACGACTTCCCGTGTACTGTTCACCTGTATTGAATAAAAGTACAAGGGACATATTGAGTTCTCCTTACTCTGCGTACCATCCAGCTACGGTCAAGTTGTCAGGTTCGGCACCTGTGCCTGCAGGGACATCTTCCTTCCACCAAATAGGCAAGGCTGCAGGACTGGTGGTGAATGTCACGGTATCACCTTCAAGCCACGTTCCACCCCATACTGCAGAAAGTACTGTGAAATATGGGGTTCCTGATTCGGGATTATTGGGAGCGAAATTGGAGCCGGTACTTCCAGACCCCACACTTCCTGATTTGATGCCAGCACATGAGAAGGTACTACCCGTCAGAAAAGTGAGCGTGAAATCATCCTGTTCCGTTCCCTTGTTACTCAGCGTCAAGGGATTCGTGGTATCGTCGAAAGTTCCGGAGGCAGAAGTCACTACCCCGGAGGTTACTTCCGGAGACAACTCCGCCTGGGAGACACATCCAGCAACAAAGGTGTCCGCGATGTCGTAACTGCCAGCTACCTGTGCGGCCAGTTCCACGATGACATCATTGGTGGCAGGAGTGTACAGAAAGCAGTTCTCACGATATGTGACCACTACATCCGAGGCACTGTCGGGAGCGGCCAGCCAATTGATATCGACGGTCCATACTCCTGTCGCCATATTCAACTGTCCTGCATCACAGTATCCGGAGCACAACCCGTTGTGATCCACGTTCACGGTTTTCTCCACCGCCCCGATAGTGGCAGTAACAACCGGGAGACTCCCTTCCTGCGTGCATACTCCGTTGGTCACATTGGCCAAGGTGGTTAGCGGAAGGTTTGTGGTGGCACCATTTCCAGTGGCAATCACTTCTCCAACGGTTTCCTTTTCCGCCAACTGAATCCACTCCTCGTCGGCGGAAGCATGAAAAGTCATCACCATATCGTTCCCGATATAAATACCGTTGGGATAAGTGATATCGTCCGTCTGCGCAATTTTGAGCCATGTGTCCACGGTGTACTGTACTGAATCTCCTGCTCGCACACCGGAATCGATAGTCTGTCCCGTCAAAAACTTGTTACTGAGATGGACGATGCCTCCATTGGTAAATTCCGCATCGTTATTTTCCATAGTAAGGGAAAGGGAGGACTCCCCTCCCTCTAAGGCAACTTTTAAAATGCCTGTCCCTACCCATGTATAGTTCCCGGTGGCCAAATCTGCCTGGGTGTCCGTATGGGTGCCCCTTGCCTGCAGAAAGGAGTCCCCGCCGTTGGACTTCATTTCCTGAAAGTACAGAGGATCATAAGCGGGGTCGTCATCTGCATTTTCATTTGTCATAAATTCCTTGCGATAGCGGTCGAGCCCGGCGATTCGCTGTGCTTTGGATACTCTCGGAAACAAGGAATGCCGAGCACCGGATATAACTTCCGATCGTGATTTTCTCCCGCCATTTGAAGCGGAATCCGTGACCACTTCTGACTTGTAAAATTTGATGTCACTCGCAGTTAACATCGTTAAACCTCCATGAGTTTGAGCCATACGTTATTGTAATTATCCGTACCCTCCGGGTTTGGGCGACCTACGACCGGATCTGCTTCGATCACAGGATGGTTTTCATGCCGAAATCTCACAGTGTAGGTTGTACCTTCATAAACTAATGAGTAGACCGCACGGGCAACACTGGCAAGTGCCCATAAACTGTCGAGAGTAGATTTGTCAATCCATCCACTGTCATTTCCTCCCAAAAGATCAATAAGAGTACCGCCCACGGAACTCTGTTCCCATATAATCGGAGTACCATCCATCGCGGTCTCCGTTACTGCCTTTACCGGGGCAGCGCCCGTAACTGATCGGATCAGATCCGGCAGGGTTATTCCTTCCAGTGCTATCATCTTTTCCTCCCATTTGCCAGCCCTTTCCGTTTTAGGGCAATTCCCAGTGCTGATAATACATCAGTGTTACCTGCTACTGGATATTCGTTTCCGTCCACATGCAGTTTCATTATCCCCATGTTTTGCAGTTCAGGAATCTCCACAGAAGTGGCACGATTAGAAGTCGGGGCCATTGCCAGTGCGGGTACTTTAACGTCCGGAATATTAAAGGCAGGAGTAAGGGGACCTCCTTCTCGTAATTTCATTATTCCTGGAAATTGACTTGCAGATACGGCCATCCTGTTGAGCATGTCAAAGAATCCCATACCGTATCGTCTAACAGCTTCTTTCCGAATCATGAACTCCCCGGATTCCCCAAGAAACGGAATCTTGTCGCCCCCGCCATAGCCGCCCCCGGTCTTTCCTCCTCCGGTAATGTCCCGCCCTGTGGAAAGTGGTCCACCAGTTTTCAAGCCGGTAGGTTTACCTGTTGTCTTGTACCTTGTGGTGATAGTGATGGTTTTACTCCGCAGTCCGTCAATTTCTCGTTTCAACTTTCTCAGGGTAGTTAGAATATTGGAAGGAGTCAGAACCACCCTGACACGAGAAGTACTATTTTGAGGGAGAGCGCGAATCAGTTTCTTCAACTCCTTAACTTTTTCAGAACCGGTGGTCTCTGCAACAACGTCAATAGACCTGTCCATAACGGACAGGATAAGTTCCTGCAGGTACTCTACATCGTCATCTCCTCGCACGTTAGCAACTACGGCAATTTCCTTTCCATCCGGAAGATCATCTATAAGGGTTTTCGCCTGTTTGAGATCATCTTCACCGTCCACCCTGATATCGACAGCAACTTCTGCATCTTCGATATCGTCGAGTTGGTTCGCCACTTCCTTAAGAGTCTTTGTAACCTCCCTTCCGTCCACATTAATTTTCAGTTTCTCGCCGGTCACGCTATCGGTGAATTCTTTATATTTTCCCTTAATCTCATCAAGTTTTTCGATAAGAGGTTTCTCGGAAGAGGCAGTGCCAGTAAATTCAATAACTGCCTTTAGATCTTTTTCCTCCAGGGACTTGTGAAGTGCAGTGATCTCACTCATGGCCTTTTCGAAATCTTCTATGGAAACCCGGACCTCCACATCGCTGAGTTTCTTCGACATCTCATCCCATTTGGCCATGATTTTATTGGCGGCAGATTCAAAAGCCTCCGCGCCTTCTTCTGCGGCTTTCTTCTGCGGTTGCAGTACATTGACAAGGATCTCTTCCCGAAGAACTTTGTACTGTCTGATTGCTTTCTCGTTGTTGATTTCCAGAGGCACGACAACGGTATCTGTGCCTTCTTTGATTTCCGTTGCCTGTTGCATGATCAGGTTCTGGACTTTGTTGTAGTACTGTTGGGCAATTTGGAAATCTTTAGCAGCCGCAAGTTTACGGGCCTGAGTAGTAAGACGGGCGATCTCTTTTTCCCTACTTGCATACTGTTCTACATCGGTCATGGTACGGCGTTTGTATTCCTGGATGGAAGTTTCCGTTGATAGGTTGAAGGAAGCAATAACCTCGCCAAGTTTCTCGGCTACCTTTTTGTAATTCTCGGCAGCCTTCATCGCCTCTTTGTAGGATTTAACAGCTTGCTTTTCGAATGACTTCAACCCTTCTTCCACATTCATCAGCGGTTTGTTCAGGTCACCTACTGCACCACCCGCCTTCTCCACTTCTTTTTGCATTTCGATGAAAGCTCTTCTCAGCGGATCTGCCAAATCTGCCAAACCAGGGAAGGCGGAAACCAGTTGGATAAAGTCCTCAACGTTGTCAGTGAGATCTATGTTCCCAATTTTTACTCCCTGTTTTACAAAGTCTTCTGCAAAACGATTTATGGCAGCCTGTGCAGCTTCGGGTCGGTTGTTGAATTCGTCCCAGTAAGCAGAGATTTCACCCTTGGAACCCATGATCTGCAATTTTACCTGCGCAAGTTTGTCTCCCAACGTACCTACGGTCTTGCCGGTTCTCGTACCACTCTCCGATACTTCCCGCAACTTTTCTGCCAGTAACTCAGCAGCAGCCGCGCCTTCTTGGAACTGTACTCTACCAAGAACAGTTTCATACTCTTCAAGGGCCTTTCCCCCATCTTTCAATTCCCCGGTAATACTGTTGATGGATGCCGCAGCGTTACTTGCAGCAACTCCAAGTGATCCTTCGGTAGTATCGGCCACCGCTATCAAATTATCACGAAGTTTTAATGCAGTGGTCCCGAATAGGACATTGTTGCCTCTCGCGATGTCAAGGGCTTTTGTGAAGGAAAGAAAAGCATCAGCAGCATCTCTCGTTTTTGCAGCCACTTTACCTTGTACTTCAATCTGTTCATCGGTACTTTTACCCAAAATGGCAAAAGCAGCAACCACTACGCCGACTGCGGCAGCAATGGCGAAAAATGGGTGAGCGATTATCAATGCCCACAGGCCAGCCAAAGCAGTCTTTACCACCGCAACTGCTCCAAGAGCGAAAGCTATCAATTTCGCCTTTAGAGCACCTATCACTAAGCCGAATGCCTGAAACATACCGGCTCCTTGAATCAGGAAAGTGAATCCCATTTCTGCTACAAGGAAAGCAAATGCCTTCTGCAGACTACCCACTGCGAGTGCCACAGTTCCAATGGATATCACAAGCAATCCCAGTCCCCCAATGAGTCCGGTTATAAGTCCCGCGATCAATGGAAACTCATTTGCCAAATCAGCCAGGAGGGACAAGAAATTTGAAATGGTGTTCATGACTTTCGATAAAACTCCGAGCAGGGGTTTACCCAAGGCAGTCAGTAACCCGTCCAGTGCTGACTGAAACAGCGTGAAAGATCCAATCAGGTTATCTTCCATCACCATTGCCATGGTCTTCGCAGCACCGGCTGAAACATGATTTGCCACAGTGAGTTCTGTCAACTTCTCGATAGAGACTGACATTGCAAGAGCACCAGCGGCGGCAGTACGGCGGAAAATGGCAGCAGCAGATGCCAAGTCCAGGTTGGCATCTCCGAGTCTTCTCATCGTCTCAGTGAGATTTATAGATCCATCTGCATTTTTGGCAACGGTCACTCCCAGTTTATCCATCGCCTCTCTTGCTTTTTTGGTGGGATCGGATAGTGATATCATGATACCACGTAACTGAGTTCCTGCAGAACTTGCTTGAATACCGTTGTCACCCAGAATACCAATGGCGGCGGCAACTTCCTCCAGTGGTACTTTAGCGGCAGCAGCAGCCGGTCCTACGTAAACCATTGCTTCTGCCATTTGAGTGATATCAGTATTTGCGCTTGAAGCAGTGTTTGCAAGTACATCTACGACATGCCCCAACTCCTCCACTGGGAGTCGCATTGCTGACAAGATATTTGAGGCAATATCTGCAGCGGACGCAAGATCAAGGCCACCTGCGGCTGCAAGTTCCAGGGAAGGACCAATGGTCTTTATAACTTCATTGGCCGTAAATCCTGCCTGTCCGAGAAATCGCATACCATCTGCTGCTTCGGACGCGGAAAACTTTGTGGTCCTTCCAAGTTCTGCGGCTTTTTTGGATAGGGCATCAAATTCACGTTCAGCATCGGTGGTTACTGCCAGCACTCCTGACATTGACTTTTCGAAGGTGGCTGCGGCTTTAATGGGGAAAAATGCTGCGGTGGCAAGTCCGGCTCCTACAGCCACGAGGTTTCTGCCCATCGTGAGCAAATTATCACCGGACTGCCTTAATTCGTCTATCTTCTTTTTTGCTTTGGCTGAAGAATCCCCAAAACCATCCATTCCCTTCTGAAGACCGGTGATCCTTTTCCGCAACAACTGAAGGGAACGTTCGGCTTTATCTTGCGCCGTAATAAGAAGTTCTAACTTTGCTTGAACTGTCATTTTTGGCCTGTCCTTTGTCTTCGGCGACTTTATTAGCGGTGATAATCCGGGAGGATGTCAAGTGCACGAAAAGAACAAGTTGAGGAAGACTGTACTCCCGGATATCAGACAGGAAGTGGCCGTTCGAAATAAGGAACTCTATACTTTCGGCAATTCCCCATTCGAACCCTTTGTTCCTGTTTTGCTTGCCGTCTTTTTTATGTCTTTGGTTGCGTTGTCGACCCTGACCGTGAGATCTTCCACTACCGTCTCGATCAGGGTTGTCCAGTTTTTTATTGTTTCGTCCGTCAAGTTCATGGAAAGAAACATCTGGAAGAACTTCGGCGCATCCGTAAAACTGATGTTCTCCACGGGATAGTCAGTGCAAAAAGGCAGAATTTCCAGGAAGGAGGCAAGTCCCTTCTGAATCATCTTATCAAGGCCCAGTCCCTGTTTCCGCAACTCCCACAATTCCTTCATCTGTGGGATCAGAGGAGCGACATGGATCAACTTTAGGGTATGCATGGTGACTTCGGTGCCATCGGCTGCGGTAAACTGGTGATCGACCGCCAGTAGAGTGGAGAGTACTGCAGTATCCTTCTTCTGGTCAGACATATTATGGAACCTCCATTATTAGCATTCTACATTTGCATGTAGTGCATAAGTTAATGTTACTCAAAGACTGCAAAAACTATGTGGTAGTCGTCGTGGTCGGTGTCGCAGTAGTCGTCGTGGTCGGTGTCGCAGTAGTCGTCGTGGTCGCATCAGGGTCCACTAAGGTCACGTCAAAGTACGGAGATGTGGGATGGTTGGTGAGATCGGCCAGACCTGAACCACTGAATCCCATTTCTGACCACTCATCACTGATAAGTGACAGACTGCCATCTGGAGACAGTTTGACTCTCCATAAAGCCCATATTTCATTGAGACCTTCAGCGTTATCGGAAGTAAATCTGACAGCATACTCCGCCGCAAGATTCGTGTTCGCGGAGATAACATTCCCGACGATTGTCCCCTTCAGAAACATGGCAAGGTTGTAGAGGGACTTCTCGTCCAGGGTAAGAGCGAGGTCATATCCGGACTCGATAATCACTGTCTTATCCAGGAGACGGGTGCCGGAACGTGTTGTGAAGTGTTCCTTTATCTCCTCCGTGACGGTGACGGTAAAATCTGTCACATTACCCACATCCGTAAATTCTGCGGGATATGCTGGAGGCGTGGTTCCATCCCACTCGCCTATTTCCACCACTCCTCGTCCGAGGGCATAAAGTGCGGTTGATGGACTTGCGGGTATAGCCATATCTAAACTCCTTTCCTTTTTGCAATAAATTGCAAATTAGTTAAACAGGGTTTCTAAGTCATCCATGAACTGTATTTCAAATACCAGCCCAATACCAGCCACTGGAGCGCCGATGGGAGGCCGCAAGACTCTACTGGTCTCCTTCTCGATGATAGATGTGCAGATACCATCAAGAGTTGCGTTCCTGCCTGCATAGATCACTTTTTTAACTTCCTTCACAAAGGCATATAGTGCCTTCGTACTCGCAGGTTCCGAAGTAGCAAGCGCAAAGCACTCAACGATCACTTCCATTTCTTTGAACAGAAGGGGAAGTTTGTTGCCCCGAGTTTTAATGTTGATGGTCTTCTCGGGAAATTCAAAGATATGAATGCAATCAAAGTCATCTGCAGTAGGATGGTCTTTCGGATTTCTCGCTACCATCCCAACTCCAGGAACAGTTACCATCCGTTTGTGCAACTCCGACAAAATGTTATCTCTCTGAATCATCGCTGCAGTGCCCTTTCTATCATCTCCACAATATTCTGCGCAATATCTGCGCGTAAAGTTTCATCTTCTATCAGTGGTTGGAGTATTCCACCAACAGCTTGCCTTGAATAAACATTGTCACCACTTCGGGCGGTACGAGGACCAACACCCGGATATCTACCTTCTTCGAGCACTTCACTATAGGGTACTGTGTTATCGAAGGTGAACCCTCCTTGCACCATACTGACTGCAGACCAATCCTGCTTCATCTGGCCTGCGTGGGGATCTCGCCGCATAGTTCTTGACCTTCGCCCGGAATATCCCCGAGGGGTGTTCCTCTTTGCAAGGGCACGAATTGTTTTAGCTCCGTCTTCCATCCCGGCATAAACTGCCTCCGGGACATTAGCCAGTGCCTCAAACAGCGGCGGGTCTCCTATCAATTCTATGTGAAGTATATTGTCTCGTATCGGCATCAGGTGAAGTCTCCCTTAACGGTGACACTGATTAGCAAGTCGAAGATGAAGTCCACGTGAAAGACCTTGTACTTGTCGCCGGTCGCTACAACTTCAATGAGATCCTTACTCCCGGCATTCATAAGGTCTGCGGAATACTGCAGCAAAATGTTCATATCCCCAATTTCCACTTCAGAATTTGAGGATGCCGCTACAGATTCCTTGGTGTGTCTTAACTTCAGCATACGGGTGGAAATGTCTTGGGTCAAAGTAGGTTGATATCCAAGGACATCATCATACTCACCTTTCCCCAGGAACATCTTGTACAGGATGTCAACTGCCAGCACTTGGTCCTTAAACAGCCCATCAATTACCGGTGCTACAGTCTTCTTTGCCATCCCATAAAGATTAGTAAGCATTTCTCACTCCCGTTACCTGCGTTAGGTTGTCGTTGTGGTGGTCGGTGCAACTGTGGTTGTGGTGGTCGGTGCAACTGTGGTTGTGGTGGTCGGAGCAACTGTCGTCGTCGTTGTGGTTGTCGGTGCAACTGTGGTTGTGGTGGTCGGTGCAACTGTGGTTGTGGTGGTCGGTGCAACTGTGGTTGTGGTGGTCGGAGCAACTGTCGTCGTCGTTGTGGTTGTCGGAGCAACTGTCGTCGTCGTGGTTGCGGTAATTGTCGTCGTAGTGGTTGTCGGAGCCACAGTGGTTGTGGTAGTTGTTGGATAAAACACCTTGCACCGGTCAGTTCCTGGTGAAATCGCGGAACCAGACCGTGACTTTCTCCTGCCGATACTGCTGGTGATTTTCGTACTCCTGCCTATAGGCATGAGGAATTTCTCCTATGTTGTGGTAGTCGTGGACTGGGCTACGGTCGTGGTAGTCGTTAACAATGTGGTGTCACGTGTATCAACCGTTCGCCCTCGAACTTGGGTGATATACTTTTGCAATTTCAAACTTGTGGTAAACACCAATGAACGGGTGATTTTCTCCACTGCAGACCCAGCGGAAGAGGACTTTCCAGAAAGACTGACCATCAGAACCCCACCGAGGGAAATCTGGGTAGGACGAAGTCCCTCGTTGTCTCCTTCCGATACTTTAGCCATGTTGACCAATTCACGGTGAATTAGGTTATAAGCAAGTTCCACTTGCGCCTGTTTCACCACATCTGGTACGATCCTTGGATCATCTTGCGCGGTGCGAGGAAAAACTAACGCCTGTCCCTGATAAGCACGCCATCCCCGAAGCCGGAAAAATCCCAGAGCCTTTGCCCCAAGAATTAAGCGTTGTTCCTTCCCGGAAATGGTAAGTGCTAACCACTCTGTCGCATCATCAGGAAACAACTCCGCTATGAGCACATCAGCTTCTTCAACTGTCACGAAACTGTTGGACTCCCTTCCTCCGGTATTCGTAAATAGGTTCGTGCTCATTGTTTAGATCCCCAGTGCATTTTGAGTAGGTCGTCCGCTTACATTCTGCCCTACTTCCGCCAGCGCATTCTCTTCCGGCCCGTAGGCTTCCTTCGGCAGGTTCACCGGAGCCGGTTCAGGGATCTCAGCCTTGAAGACAGGTTGCCCGTTTTCTCGTAAACGCAACAAAGCCTTTGCTTCTTCGTCTGTAACTTCCTGAGAATGACCCCCAGTGAAGTTGATCTTCCGGGCGGGAAGCATCATGATACGCTTGTCGTTTGTCAGCAGTGTAACTTTCGGCATAACTCTATTCCCCCTACAATTGGAACTTTAACTTACGTAGTCGTGGTGGTGGCACCGAGGGGGTTCAGCCCGATACACTTGACCACAGCATCGACTTCCTCGTACTTCACGTCGAGACGCATGGTAAGAACGACGATGAGAACACGGGCACGGATGTCACGGTCGGTTTCCATGGAGATCTTTCTCTGTACACCCATGATCAGGTTCTTCGGGTGGGTAAAAAGAAAACTGTTATCGGGCATGAGCGCCACATCCCGCAGGGGAATGCCGAAGGGAGAGTTGCCCTGCCAGTCGGACTTGACATTTTTGTCACCGAGGGTACTGAGCCTATCGCCCAGGTAATCCGCGTACTCCAGTTCCGTTGCCGGGGAGGAGAAGAAGGACATCTTTTTTCTGTTGCGAAGATATTTGTTCGGCATCGCATGAATGCCTTCTTTAAAGACCGCCCTGGAGATAGCCACGGGGGAAGCGGAATAATCCACCACATGACTTGTGGCCTGTTTGAGCATACCGTCCAGAAGGGCAAGGTAATCATCGAGGGAGTCGGTATCACCGAGGAGAAGGAGTTCTTCGAGATCCAGAGCGGCACGCTCCGCGATCAGGGACATGATGGTATCTTCGATGTTACCTCGTTCGATGTTGTCTTCCAGAACATCATAAGGAATGTGAACTTCGGCGATAACTTCCTTGGTAGTTAGTTCCACCTTATCGGTGGTGGGAGCGGAGCGGTCACCGGAAGCGAGGGCAGTGCCTGAAACCGGGGCCTTCTTCAAAATCCTCTGTCCGAAGCCGATCTTGTTGATCTGCATCTGGGGAGAATTCATGGGAACGGTGCGAATCTGGTTGATGAGCGTGGGCTGATCAATCAGCATCCTGAGAAAGGTGTTGGTTTGGGCGGGGTTAAGGTAACCGCCATTGGATACGAGCTGACTTACCGCCAAATCCGCTTTCTCAACTGCGGAACGGGCGTTGACGATGGTAAGGTTGGTAGACATATAAAAATCTCCTGTACTTTAGGGTGAAATTCAAACTGGTAAATTTGCAATTTATTGCAAATCACTTGGAACCGAATACTACCCTGCCCCACCCATGGAATTGTCGAAGCCTTCAGCTCCATTGAACATTCCGGAAAAAACAGACCCGCGCTCACCCTTCTCGGCGACATTTACCTTTGCCGGGGGAATGTCGTCTGTAACGCCTTCGGTGCCTGCGGGAACGGTTCCGAGTTGTTCGGACTTTTCAGCCACACCGGTCAGTTTCTCGCCCATTTTCTCCACGGTGGAAGCCAGGGTGGTCACGGTGTCGGTCAGTTTCTCCATATCGGTCTTCTCGGACTTCTCAGCGGAACCGCCGAGGATAGCGCCCAGTTCGGTTTTTACGGCAGGACCGGTGGCTTTTACTACGGCATCCGTGATAAAAGTTGCCATTTCTTCCTTGGTGGCAAACAGATCTTTACTCATGTCTGATTCTCCTTTTGTTGCAGGAATAACGGGGGTACTGTTACCTGCGGGTTTAGGATCGGTCTTGACTGCGACTGATCTATCCTGTTTTTGTACATCAACTTTCTCAGTGCCCGCAGCAGTCAAGCCGAGTTCCACAAAATTCCGGAACCCATCAATGGCCGCAAGTACAGCGGCTTTACGTGCGGCGGGATCAGTTGCCGATTGATTCAGAAGGGACATCACTGCGTCCTCCATGTCCCACAACTCTCCGTAAAACTGGTCCCTGAACGCGTTTGCCATCTGTGTCGTTGCGTCCGTATTATAGGACAGCGGAGACACAGGCATACCATCTGCCTTTTCCGCCTGGGCAGCACTTATCATCAGGGGATTTTCAACTCCCGTGACATCAGTTTTCAGTGCTCCCACCAGTACGTGACCAGCTCCCCCTTCGAGTTTCATCAATACCATTGAGGAGTCATCAAACTTCTCAACAGAAAGTTGTGTGTAACTGATGAACTCTCCAAACTTGCCTGAATCATCCTTGGCGGCATCTGCAAGCCATTCGTTACCCTTGATAGCGGCAACGGACTCCAGGGTCTCCCCTTTGGCAGCAATAATGGAGTGAACTACATTTCGAGCGCCCACATTAGTACCTCCCTTATCCTCACTTTTGATCACCTGAAAAGGTGTTCGGTTAGCTCCATTCCTCACCAGCGACACAAATTTCGGATCTGCGTTGCTCATGAAGGACACTTCCTTTTCGTCTTCTACAGATTCTACCACCTCAAGCGCCATGAGTTTTTACTCCATACTTATTAACAGCCGGTGTCCGTGGTCAAATACTGTGCCAGTCGCCGTGGTCTGTATAACTTCGTGGACATGATCCAGGGTTTCTTCGGTTTCTGTCTTGATAACTTTTCCTTCATCATTAAACCGAATCGCAACTTTGTGGACATGGGGAGGGAGAAGGCCATTTTCCAATGACATTTCTGTAGTCCCTGCCACCTTGACTGCCCGAGTTACCTTTACAAGATGAATTTCCCGGTCCACATCCCCTGCCCATGACAGCCCATTGAGTTCTCCAGCCAGTACCTTGTCCCACAGATCATCCGGTTCGATGTGAATCACGAGTACCCATGCACCTTCGGGAAAATCATCAGGATCACCTGTTCGGGCAAGAAATGATTCCACTACAATTGCCCCTGACTTCTGGTAGTCATGTTTCACATCAATATTGTCAGTGCGCTTATTCGCAAGAAAGGAGTATGCCATTTTCTTGATCTCGGATCGAGTCATGGCTTCGGTGTCCGTATCCACCTTTAACGGAGCAAAGACTACGGCGTAAACCAGACGTTCATGTTCCGATTTTACTGCGATGTTACGAACTATGGTTTTATTTTCCGAATCACTCATCTCCAGCATCTCCCTAATAAGGTAACTTCTCCCCCTAATTATCTACAGTTAAAATCACCAAATGTCCAGCAGAAAATAAACAATCGGTGAATTTAATGTAAAATCTGCGGGGGGACCGGGTCTTCATGTCCCATTTCTGTACTTGGGCGGTCTCCAACACCCCCATGGTGAAGTAGGCAGTTTCATTCAATCCGTGACGGATTAACATTTTGTTTCCTACTCCACCAGCATAGGCAATCTCTGAAAGTCTAAACCTCTTCCCCAAATCAACATCTCCGGTAATATTACTGATATTGATTGTATCTCCGGTCCTTGTCGCATCACAATTTGCAATCATCAAATCTTCAGACATGATGTGTCTCCTCTATACCTTGAAAAAAGTTCTGACTCATTATTTGCAATTTATTGCAAAATTAGAGCAGTGAGACGTTTAAGACCCGCAAGGACAATCCCCCCCCCCCCGGGTTTTTAGTTGATTTACTCGCCAAAAAAGGTCACATCTAATTTGGGGATACACACTTCAATACCGGCAGTACCATCTCCTTTACACCAGATCTCTATGGTATCATTTTCACTAATCTCGGCTAAAGCTGTGATAGAGATATTACTCATCTTTGATTGTACAGAGAATGTATGAAGTGTTGTCTCGTGAGGTATCACAGAACCATTAATAGCAAGACCATAAGTAATAGAACAGGCCTTGTTAACTTCTAAATCAGATACCCCATTAACGAGGAATATAGCTGCCCCTGCTGTCTTGGTTAATGTGCCTCCCGATACAGTGAAGCCTTGCAATAAATTACCTACCATGCTGTGAATCTTTGTCCAGGTTACGCCGTCATCGTTAAGAACTAATGCAGGTATAGTTGAAGTTAGGTGAAATTCTGCCAACTGTCTGCCAACTGTCTCAACTCCATTATTGGTGACTGATATAGATTTAGTGCCATCAGGGGATGTTAATTTTGTCTCACTTGTGTCTACGTTTATCCTATTACGAGTTTCATCATCATAACTCATCCTATCACCTGCAACTCCAAAAATATCTGTCCCATTTGTAGATACAAGTAGATTCCCAGTGACTGAAATACCTCCTGCAGCAAGTAGATTCCCAGTGACTGCAGTGTCTCCGTCCTCTTGGACGGTTAAACTGCCCGAAGGATTTGACAACATAGTATTGCCTGCCCTCCGGTTAATAAATCCTATGTTATCGTTACCACTGGACCCACTCCCCAAGTACCAGAGTTGCCGGTTACCATTATTGGAGTTATGGCCTGTAATCACAGCATTGGAATTGATAGCAGTGTCGGAATTTCTGACATGTATGATACCGGACTGAAATCCGCCTATGTTGCCTGCAGGACTACCCACAAACTCGGCAATAGCTACCGGGGCACTTGTGCCAATTCCGACCTTACCGCCACTTTTAATTATCATCCGTTCGCCTGCAGCAGTGGTAAACCTGATAGTGTCGTCATCAGTGGTGGCTTCCACTTTGATGTGAGTATCTCCGTCACCGTCAATAACTAATGATTCATCAATTTCAGGGGCGAAGTAGTCATAATCAGTTCCAGTTACTGTGGTAGAGAAATCCTGTTTAACTGTAACCGTACTTCCCACAAGGGCGGTTTCACCTCCTACAAGTTCACTTTCTGTTCCACCGGCAATAATTCTGTAAACATCGCCAACTGTACCGGAAGTAAGGTCATTGAAGTCCTCTACTGTAATACCTCCCTTATAGACCATTACATCCGGATTTGGGTAATCATCCAGTCTATCCCACAACTCAAGGTTTGAGGCAAAATCAGTTGACTGGACTCCGGTAGTATTGCACTTGTAGATGGTATGTTCTTCGTAGATCCAGTCTCCTTCAGTAAAACTTCCGGCCTGTTTCCTGTACATATTAAGCCATGACGGAATGGCTACAACATCGTGTACCTGCAACTGAATCTGAGAAAATTTTATGTAAGGTTTGAAATCCACTCCGGTACCTTGACCACGAAGGGTAACTGAGTTACTAAAAGTCCAAACACTCGGAAAGACTACTCCGGCAGCAACTGCAAACAACTCGTCCAATTCAACTAAATTATCCCCTTGAACACACACTAAGCCATCAGTAGCACAGTGAAATGCATCAGTGTTTTCATAAACGAGATCTCCGACATCGTTGAACACTTGAAATCTTGCTTTAGTGCCTTCCGGTGGAGAGGACTGGATGTCAAATGTTAAACTTTCTATCCCCCTGTTGTCAGTAGTGATGGGGAAATCGAACTCGAAAACTGTATTGGTTTTTTCATCAACATCATCGTAATAAATGAGATCCGTGAAACTACTTTCAGGATTCGGATGAACTGCTTGAGTGGCACCACTGGAAAGCAGGAATAATCTGCCTGAAGTATTGCCCACAGTTACCCCATCAGGATCTGTATTGGCCGGATACATCATGGTCCGTACATTCCCACTGTTATTTCTGTAGGCGTACTTGCCGTCCCGAGTCATAAGCATGAAAGAACCAGCAACAGCCACATTGCCATTACCTCCCATTGTGCCCTTCAACTCCCATGCACCTGTCTCATATCTGGAACTGCCCAACTGATCTTCACCGAAAATATGGAAGTACCAATCTCCGTGTTGTGGATTATCAGGATCACCTTTTATCGGCAGTACTCCGGTTGTTTGGTCAAGATTCAGGTCGTTTTTAATGGCCTCAATCAACGTGATACTTGTAGCAACTCCTGATAACGACAGCACAAGAGCAACTGCCATTGCAACTCTGACTACACATTTTCTCCAGTTCAGGACAATCTTCTTCATCGTTTCGGTACCTCCGTTGTTACTGGTTCCCCATTTTCATCAACTATGGGAGTATTGTTTTGATCGACTATCTGCACTGTTCGCAGATCGCCGGACGGTTCTTCTCCGCATCCAATTCCAATGGCTATTCCAAGGCCACCTCCTATCATTTATTCCTCCTTTCTGGTACTCACTACTGCCTACAATTTCACGAACTTTCTACAAATCATCTTCATTTTATTTTCCCTGAATTATAATAAAAATAACAAGACTATACCAACTTTGCAAGTAGTTCACATAATAAATGTTAAAAATAGTTGGATATATAATGATTTAACTTACTTGGGAGGGAGAGAGGAGTTATATAGGAAAATGTTCCTTTTCCACTCAATTTATTTGCAATTTATTGCAAATTATCGTGGGATTTTATACTGTGGCGGGGACTGGTGGGAAGGGGTACAATTTAGGGAATAATGGACCGGAAGGAGATTTGTGCCAACCAACTCCCGGCCCATTAGCGGGGTGAAACCTACTGGGGGCATTTACCCCATTGAAAAGGCAGAATTACTCCAGTTTGAGAGTGACCTTACCATACCTTTCGACATCTGTCGATATAAAGTCAGACAAAGCATCCTCTCCCAGTATTTTCTTGGCTTCGGTCAATTTCACTTTGGTCAGTTCATCGAATAAGTGAAACTTGCCTTCGTCCCGGAGGATCTGGGCAAACTCTCTTGTGGTCCCTATTTTGGTTTCAGTTGTGGGGGTGATAATCACTGTCGCACAGTGCCCGCCAGGAAGTGTTGACCGGGTAGTGACCCATTCGTCTTCCCGTGCCTTCTCCACCATCAATTCCTTGAACCTCTTCAACTCTTTGCCCGCAGCCTTGACTGAAGCAGTCATTTCGGCATAAGTTACTATCAATTTCTTTACTTCAGCCTCGGACAAAGACTCCTGCGCTTCTTCTACATCCATTTCCATGAATCGGGAACGAAGTTCCTTAACAGACTCCTTTGCCTTCATGGAAGTTTGCTGTGTGCCCTTTTTGAGTTGCAGCCTTCCTGCCTTCCTTATTCCTGCCATATCACAATCTCCTTCCAGTGTCCGCACATATCAATCGGTTTGTAGAAACCGGACTGAATGAGCGATCCTTGGGTTCAAGATACCTAACTCCGAGAGCACTGAAAATCAACTCTTCAGACTTCCCGGCAATCAGAGTGATGCCATGGTGCAGACCTTTTTGGCCCAACCGCATAGAGAGCTTTTTTGCGCGGGCGTGTAGGCACTTGTTAAATAGAACTGAACCAGTCATAAGCAACTGCATTGCTCCCACTGTATCAGCAGGTGATGCAAAAACATTAATCATGTAGTCGTTTAATTTGGCGAAAGTGCGATTGCCTTCTGATCCCATTCGGGTGATGTCGAACTTTTTGCCGTACAATCCGCATAAACAATCCATGGAGTCCGCAGGACCACTACCTTCAATTACGATCACTATGCCGGTTACCTGCGCAACTCCCCTGCGCAGCCCTCCGCAAATAATGGCGTTATGTTTTTTCATACGCTCAGTTGCCACCATATCTTTTGCAAGGGACAGCAACTCTGAACTTGGATGATACACCTTCCGTTCATTTATAAGAACTTTCTTTCCCATTATCACCTCCTCTTTTTCTTGCCATCTCTCAGTGGGGTATGCGCTACCGCGTACTTACGGGCCGTGATACCTTCCAGATCCACATGACCATTTGCACATATCCACTCCTCGTGGACTCTACGTTGTTCCGTTCCACATTCCGGGCATACCATGGAGCCCATGGCGGCATTCTCGTAAGTCTCCTCCGGTATCGGCAAGTCAACAAACAACATAGCGGTATCAGCAACTTTATGCAATGCCTTATAGATATTCTCCCGGTATAGATTACGGATGCAGACAGGACATGGTTCAGTTTCCAGTTCTTTACTTGCAGGATCGTACTTTACCATGCCCGAAGCCACCAACTCTCCATCTTCGCTGACAAGACTCCCAAGTATGTTCCCGCACATCATGCATTTTATTTTCATAGTAACTATGACTCCATGTTTTGAAACGATGTTAACACCAGATCTCGAAGGGTTCCCACTCCTTCCCCCAGCGCAGTATGTGCCCTACTTCTCTGCACTCCTACTATCCCCGCCCAGTAATACAATTCCCAATCCTCTCCAATCCTTATGACGTGTTCACTCAATTGAGAAACTGTCTGGATAGTAGGACTTATAACTACATTGGTAATTTGTAAAGAAGTCATGCAATATCGCCAAATTTCAGGTGCGCTATTCACGGCAAAAGGCGGTACCATGTCACCCGTAATTGCAGAGGAGAAAATCCGTAATTCCACTGCTGTGAATACTCGCAGGTCTACGGTTGCCATCCTCCATGCCGGGATTCGAGCATTTAGGTGCCAAAGTAGCAATGCGCGGGCCGTTGATGGGTCTTCAGCCAATATGGGGTCAAAGTTCATAATTAATAGAAGTTGCACTTTCTCGGCAAAGTTACGAAGAGTATTCCGGGACATCCGCACTATTAGGTCACCTTGTAAGGGAGATGGAATAATTTCCTGTGCTGCCCGGAATGATCCGATGGACTGTATAAGCATATCCCTTGACAGTGACTGCATGGGACGACAGCGAGTAACAGTCGTGTACGCATCATGAAGCGTATCCATATTCAACGAACTAAGTTGATTTTCCGGCATGGTGATATCAGGTGCCGTGGTGGTAACCTCTTGCACTGTAGGCGGGGCAGTGTCTCTCATAATAAAGGGATACAGCATTCTTATAACTGCCCCGGAACCGTTCCGGTAGGTTTCCATTAAATCCCTACTGGAGATGCCAAGTCGCCCAGCTATCCTTCTCGTCATAAGAGATACTGACAACTCTGTTGAGGTTGGGGGAGATGGGGGGCGACTGAAGCGGGGAGTAACTGCCTGTACATTTGCAAAAGGATTGTCGATGAACTCGGCTGCCACGGCATCGGCGATGAAGTCATCCACTTCTAACAACTGCACTTTTTTCCTGGCCTCCTCTTTCCGTTCCTCTTCCACTCCTTCCCGGCACAATGGACATGCCCATACCGTGAACAGATCATCTAACTCTTCTATCGTAGGATCGGGAATCTCGGATGTAGGTGCCTTCCGGTCCCCGCACAGCTCACATCTTTGGGGCACAAACTCTTTCCCCAATCGTAGAAGCTTCTTTTTCCCGTCTCGTTTCATTATTTTCTGATCCCTTCACTTCCCACTTGATCGGAAAAAACACAATCGCGGAAAGACTTGTCCGGGCGATCTTTTCTGAATCGTGCCCACCGGAACCTGGAGCCATCCCATCCGGAAACAGTCATCTCAACGACTTTACCTTTGTACTGGTCATAGTATCGGAATCCGTTGGCTACTTGATCGTCATTCAGGTTCTTCATCTTCCCCACCTGGACAATGTTCTTCCCGGCGTCATCCAGCATACCCACCGCGAAGGTCGCGGCAGTGCCGTCCGGGATGGCCTTTTTATCATTGACTCCTGAACCTCCGCTGGTGCCTTCGGTGACTCCAATGATAAATGCATCCACGGTCTTGTTCGTCTTCAACTTCCACATATTGGAATGAGTGATTTGTCCGGGAATGATCGGATCTTCGTCACATTTCCAAATGCCTCCCTCCACTCCCCACTCCGCGAACAAGTCCAGGGTCGATTGCGTGTTAGGATACCTCTCCAGTACCTTTATTTTATCACCCATCACTTCTTTCCGCAACTGTCCCACCGCGTAAATGGCAGCCTTCCTGCGGTCCCGTAGGGGATAGGTCCGGATGTCTTTTCCCATGAAAAATAAGCAATCCCATACTGCATAGCCGACGAAGTATCCCATCTCCTGTCGCTCGATAGTGTACTTGTCATACTTCCCATTTTGTTTAAACGTCTCGGTCAATTCCCCGTCAAGGACAGTTCCCAGCAGCGCCGGGAACTTGGTCTTTGCCATGGTTGGGTTTTTGTAATTGAGGTGTCGAAACTCCCCGGCTCGCTCCACCCCTTTCAGGAAGTCCTGCCGGTTTCTCCCTACAAAAAGAGAGTCACTTCCTCGCAACTGCATGGAGGCGCGAAGGCCGTCCTCCTTTAACTCTATAACCCCCGCTCCTTCATTGAATACGTACTCGGGGGCATCCTCCAAATATGCTCCTTTTGCCCGGGGAAGTATCACATCGCACTGGTTCCGGATATCCGAAAGTTTCTTCATTTCATCAGGATTCATTTCTGCCGGGTCCAAAATTTTCCTCCTTACTTTTTCGGCTTTGCCATAAGAGTCTTTTCCCGTTTCTCCAGAGCACCCTTCAGGACAACAGGCCATCATATCGTGGTCTGTTTCACGAAGCCGCCAGTACTTACTCAAAGAGTGCCCCAGGAAAGGCACCGGAACCATATTCACTCCACAATAAATGCATGTGGGCGGTGTCCTGTTATCCCCGGCGGGGGTCCAGCAGGATTCTATCATATTAACTAATCTCCTTGTTTGCAATTTATTGCAAATTATCCCCTAAAGGATAAAGTGCCGCCCATTAAACTTATACAATATAATCACAAAACGCAAGTAATATCAAATGCGACATTTTACGGAACTTCGCCACTCGTTTTTGGGATATGGACACCCCCATCCCACACTCAGGGCCTCTTTGTGTGCTTCTGCAATGTCACAGACATGTTGAGCCCCATCCCACTGCAAGTTATCACAGCCCCGATACTCCCACGAACTTTGGTGTCGTTGGGGCGATAATCCGCAGGGGGATAAATGACAGCAAAAGCCGCATCGCTTGCATGGAGGGAAAGCCTTACTCTTCATCATCAATCACTCCAGCTACAATTACCCTCGAAATTGCGAGATATTCACGCTGCACAGTAAAAGAGCAACTTTCCAAGCAAAGCATATCAGCCAGTAAGGGGATACTTGACAGCATCAGCCAATTTTCCCGAAACTTTTCAAGAGCACCTTTCTCTATCTGCTGCACCCGGGAGACTGTTAAGTCGAGTTCAAGTGCAATCTCTGTCAATGACATTCTATAAAGAGAAGATCGCATGGCCACATCACTTTCAGCATCCCTGAAGTTGGTTTGTCTTTGTTTCTGAGCAATACTGTTGCGGGATTTGGTGCGCATCTTTTGGCACGCATCGCACCTGGATTTGGTCCACGCCTTCGGTTTCACAGAAACACTCTCCCCACAATCTTCACAAGTCATCATATAATTTCCGATTGCCTGCCAGTGTTCCCCACAAAGGACAGGGACTTCACTCCGTTCATTTTTAACCATGACACATTCGCATCGATACTGCACTCCGGTTAGTTTGTCGGCAATTTTGGTCGAATCAATAAAATCATAGTCTGCCACTGTCCACCTCCCAATGATAAGGTTTACCGTTTACCCTGCAATAACAACTCTATCCGAAAAAATGGATCATTCTTTTTCAGCCATTGAAAAGCAGATGAAGTTGTGTTGCAATTTGGAAAATCGCATTTCTTTTCTGCCTGCCACCGGGCGATAACAGCATCAGTTAAACTGGAAAATAACCCAAGATGTATTTGACTCCTATCCACCGTGATTTGTGATTGCCATTTTTGACGAGTCCTGCGCCAACAGACTCCAGTTACCCCGGATGAATTATTGGAGTGTACGCCCCTGTTCCTATTTTGACACTGGTAGGTCGCTTCTCGCAAATTGGAGATCCAGTTGTGATGTCGAATTCTGTCTTTATGATCAATTGTATTTTCGGGGAAACATCCATAATACATCAACCATGCGATGCGGTGCGCGAGATACGTCTTATTATTTATGCGAAGGTAGATATATCCATTATAAAGAGAACCCGCTTCATCCCCGGCGCGGATCGGTCCCCAGCTTGTTCTGTGGGTAAAAATCCCAGTTCGGGGATCATAATTCAATTTCCGAGGGGCTTCTTGATCGATAAAATCGTAGTCATCTGCCACTGTCCATCCTCCCCAATGTTAGGATTTTATAAAAGCAAAAAAGGAGGGATTTTATCCCCCCCTCCCTCGTATGGAATTTACTTGAGTTTTTGGATTGCCTTGTAAGCGTAGTGACTCGGCATGGTTTTAAATCGAAGGCGGGACATCTCGCCGACGAACTCTTCGTCATGGTAGCGATACTTCATGTGCGCCAGTTCGTGGAGAGCCATTTCTTTCAGGTATTCGACTAACATCCATCGTTTTTTCATCGGAGTCTTACTTCCTCCCAGAATTTTATCGGGGTTAACCGACACTACCACATTACCGGTGGAGTCCATACGGAAGGATGCTGCCCTGTCGTCGTCAAAGTCAAATCCGGCAGTGAAGGAAATGTAATTTTCGTCGTCCAGCAAAATCTGCTTTACAATTTCCGTCCACATCTCAGCCAGGACATTACCATACTTGGAGGAGAGGAACTTTTGTACTCTGTCCTCATCACTCACTTCATGACTCACGAAGAAATCGGGTTTGTACCCAACGAAGTTCAGTTTAGCAGTGTCCACTTCAGTATCACTGAGGCATCCCCCATTGTCGAAAATTTCCTTGGCTTCAATCATGATCCGTTCGTAAGCCACGGACTCCGAAACTCCTTCCATCAGGGAAGCTAAGCCCGTCACCATGGAAGCCAGCCCTTTTTTAGTTTCAGGCAGGATGTCAGAGCGCAGCTGGGAAGTTACCATCCCCGCGCGGAAAGAGGACTGGGTTGCATTGACGTGAACTTTGCCGGTTCCATTCAGTATTCCTGAGATCATGACTTTAGGGGGATTAAGAATTGCCTTGCGATCGGCGGATATTTTGCGGGTTAACTTTGCGACTTCCTCTGCATAACGTTCCTTTAATGAGTCGCGGTTGGAGTTCAGGCACTCCACTGAGTTTTTGGAGAGTTCCAAGGTCAACCTTGCGCCGATGTCTCCAATGTGTTCGGAAAACATCCAGACTCCATTAATCCTGAAATGCATGTGGGGATCATTCCCGACTTCCTCGTTAATATGAAGTTTTGCCCAATCAAACTCATGGCAGCCGCCATTGCCTTTGGTTATTTTTGTCTTAATGATCTCACCGTCCACTGAGATTTTGCAAGGCACTTCCATTTTGGCAGCAACGAGCGCGAAGCAGGCGCGAAGTTGGTCCATGTCCTCGGCTTTGGGAATCCAGATGGAAGCTCGGGTTCCCTGCACAAACTCGTTAGATTCGATGGTATAACCGGCACCCTTACCAGTGACCTTATACCGATCAGTCAGGATTTGATACCGGGTCCATGAAAAGTAGAGGAGATCTTTGGCTTTCCCAAAACCACCAACTGCATCATCGCCGTCCTTATAGGAACCGCCCAGGGTGAGGAGTTGGGCCAAAACCGGGCGTTTCATTCCAGAACCATCATCAATAATGTCAATCCGGCGATCACTCGGGACAAACTTCACTTCGATTTCAGTGGCACCCGCATCAATTGAGTTTTGGTAGAACTCACGAGGAAGGGCAGTTCGATAGTTTCGATAATCGGCTTTTGCCATTGTAAGAAAATATCCGTTCGGTACTGTCAAGGTGTTTTCATGTTTTGCCATCTTCACTGCCTCCTGTTAAGTTTCGGGTTGTTTCCTGCCATGTTAAATACAATCTAACACCGGTTAAAATCATTGTCAAGGAAAAATCGTCTAAGGCACAAAAAATCCGGGCACCACTGGAAGCACCCGGACTCGTAAATGGCGTTTAAGTCTGCAGAATCAGGCTTTCGAGCGTTACGTTTGCCACAGTATCCCCGTCATGGTCAGCTATGTCCAGCCCAAACTCAAGGTCGATGTCGCCCGTCTGCTCCATGGCCATCACTACGTGGGCAGGATACACTTCAGCGTAGTTGCAGGAATTCCCTAACTCGCATGTCACTGAGTATCCCGTGTAGTTCTGTTTGATTGCTTCTGCTAAAATAGCCGCGCACTCTACTTTAGTCATGTCACTCTTGTTCCTTCTTTTATAAATGCGGTGTAAGTGCTGGACTTGTTGTCCCATACCCCTCTTGCCACTACTTCCCCGTTGGGTAGCAGATATTCTATGGTATAACCGGCCACTCGGGTGTCTCCATTCCATCCGGCATCCCGAAGAACTTGGCCAAATTTGTGATCCTGGGTTTTCCCCAATTCGATAAGCGTTACTTCCCTGTTTTTCTCTTCCATCTCAATGTCTCCTTTTTAAAAGGTCTCACAAGCCTTTGTCTGTTCTTCCGGCCCCATGGAAATCGGCATCAATACCACTTGAAACATGAAATTTTCGAGAAGAACTATGCCATCTCGTAATACAGTGACAGTCAGTTCTGCTTTTCCGATGGCGTTAAATGCATTACAAAATCTGGGAGCACTGATCGCGGTCCGGTTGTTCACGCACTTGGCAATGCGCCATAAGGTTATACTGGCCCAGTCCTTAGTATCATCGCACAGATACTCTGAAGGGAGGACAATTTCACACACTGTGTTCCTTGCAGTTTTTTCTGCCAGAATGTACTCGTCTATATCAGGGTAATTGCCCTCTACTTCTCCGGCGTAGACCACTTCCACTTGGGTTTTCGTGCCTTTTGTGATACCCCAAAGACCGGGAAAATCCAGATCCTCTAAATCCCTATCATGTTTGTAAATCCGTAATTCCATCCCGTCCGAAAAGTAAGCACGCCGAGACTCCACCGCTATGGATTTATGCCCAGGGACTTCGTACTTAGATGAGCGGTACTTAGGGGAGTGGTATTTCCTACTGTAGATCCCCATGAAGAACTTCACTGTCTCAGGCCAATGTAAACTGGTTCTCTTGTCCCATGTTCTCTTCTCTCCCATGTTCCCGATCCTCCTTTTAGTGAAAAACTATTTGAGCCATTTGCAACTTGACCGACAGGACTTGACCGACAGGCATCGCGTCACCTTTCCGCGTACTCCCATAAAATTTCACAATAGGCATGATCTGGCCTTTTGGTGCGAAACCCTTATAGTCACAGGGTCTCCCTTCCGCTACTACTTTGTACAATTTGTGACTTGCCATTGCCCACCCCTTTTTTGTCAAATAAATAAAAAAGGACACCCGTTAAGGTGTCCCATGATAGTCTATCCAATCAACATATTCTGCGCGTCTCGCATCCGGGCAAGTACATCCTGAATTGATACATAGCCGTCAAGTTCGTCCCCGCAGTGGAACTTAGTGGACAGAAGATAGGTTTCCAATTCAATCAAAGTTTCCCGCGCACTCTGCTTTTCCGCCTCAAGTTCAGCCACTCTGTCCTGCAAGGTTTTGATATAATTTTTAGCCATCTTCATGTCCTCCTACTAAGGTTCGGGGTTTCAAAGTGCGAGGTGATTTCCCCGCCGTTCAAGTACAATCTAACACCGGTTAAAATCATTGTCAAGGGATTTTTAGGAAAAATTTGCAATTTATTGCAAATCCCCTGTAACCAGACTAATGTATGGTAACAGTCCCGCATAGCAGTTGTTCCCTTATAAGGGAAACGAACTTGTCTGCCTCGGCAGTCGTGCGGAACTTGTATTTGATAAAAACATCCTGCATAACTCTGCGCTCGCCACTGTGTTGTCCGAAGTTATCCCACGCGATATCCATTACTTTTTTGCGATTCTGCTGCGGTACGTGAAAAAGTTCCACTGTCGTTTCCACTGGGTATCTCCCTTCGGTAGACTCAATATGATTAAGTGCCATACTTTATAGATTCATTAAAGCACAGCACTCAAGTATTATCCAACAGTTTTACCCGTGGATCTTTCCCCACGGAGGTGACAACCGTTCAAGGTACTCCGGTTTCTTGCAATGGGCACAGAGCACTCCGAGATTACTAACTTTGCCGCACCAGTTGCAGCGCATTTTATAAGGACGAATATCATCAATGACTTCCGCAACTGATCCGATCATGATGCGCATTCCCTGGTCACTTACTCCCTCGATCGGACCGGTATTGAACTGGTCCTTAAACAGGAACTCTGTCTCCACTTCCAAGGTCATACCCTGAATCTTCTCCAATTGTTTCGCCCACTCCCAGTTTATCACAAACTGTTGCTGTCGAACGTACAGTTCCCCTGCATTGTCTCTGATTCGAATTTTCACTTTCTGCCTCCTTCAAGGTTACTTAAGAATTATCGAAGATATGCCACTCCGTAGACACCGCAGCACTTCATGTACTTTTCGGGACTGTCGTAAATGTTGCCTCGCGCATGTTTGGCCGGGGACTTCCAGCCTGCAGGCTTCAAGATGTCGCCGTTTTCCATGTTCACGAAACAATAAACAGAACGCTGCTCCAGTGTCATACATTCCGAATTTTCGGGAATATACCCGGTAAAGACCTTGACGTACTTTTTGCCTACTGAGAAGTCGGTGGACGTGGGAATTACGGAAACAGCGGAACCCCTGGTAGACTCGATCATCCGTTTCAGGTGCTTCATGAATCGCACGCACTTGGTATCAAATGAATGGGAGCCGGTAGTCAGTTCGATTTTCTTATCGAAATTGAAAGGCGTTTCCGCTTTCGCCGCCTGTTTCCGCTTTTCCATCTCCACTTCCACGTCCGCAGCGAAATAATCCTCCAGCAGTTCGCCCACTCTCGGAATCGCCAGCAACTTGGCTCCGGTAGATTCCGAAATGATATCTTCCAAAATAGTTTCCATTTCCTTCGCGTCTGTACTCATGGTAACGACCTCCTGTTAAGATTATGAAAAAATGTGCAAGGTGAGGGAACCGTTTCCCACCGTGTTAAATACAATCTAACACCGGTAAAAATCATTGTCAAGGGATTATTGCAAGAAATTGCAAATAAAAAAAGGGATACCCGAAAGCATCCCCATTTTCAGTACTTGACTCCTTGTGTTAGGGGTACTTTCTATCCAGTAATAAATCTATGTACAAAAATGGTTCGTTGTTTTTCAGCCACTGAAAAGATGATGAAATTGTGCAACAATTTGGGAAATTGTGTTCCTTTTCTGCCTGCCAGCGAGCGAGAACCGCGTCCGTAAAATTGGGAAAATAACCGAGATATATTGTGATACCATCTACCACGATTTGCGATTTCCATTTTCGGGAAGCCTTGCTCCAATGAACTCCGATCACACCGGATGAATTACGGGAGTTTATACCCGCGTTTCTACTCTGACATTGGGGAGTTGCCTCTCTCAAATTCGTGATACGATTATCGTGCCTAATTCTGTTCTTGTGATCAATTGTGTACTCGGGGAAGTATCCATAATACATCAACCACGCAACACGATGCGCAGAATACAATTTAGGACCCACATGTAGAACAACATACCCATCGTTAAGGGAGCCCGCTTCTTCACCGATACGGTATCCTGCCCAGTTTGTTTTCCGGGTAAGAATGCCAGTTTCCGGATTATAATTCCATCTCCGATGGGCTTCTTCATATGTGAGATCTTTTTTCATGGATACTTCCCCTTTTTCCTTTTAGGGATGTAATGTCTTGATCGCTTCCACTCTGAAATCACGATTTCCCATACCGTGTGTCAGTCCAATTCCTACGTGTACAACGTTAAACCCGGCTTCCTTGCAGGCATCCGCAGCGGTCTCCCCTGTCCAGCCCGACAAATGCCCCCAATGCGCTCCCCACTTCGTTATGTGTGCGGAGTCGTCCGCGAACATGTGCTGGATGTATAATGGAATATTGTTCTGCTTCTCCACGTAAAGTTTGTATGCACCGATCACATCGGGTCCCTCCAGTATCAACTTCCCGCCCGGTCGTAGAATATGGTAAAACGACTTCAGCATTTCACGAGCGGCAGGCCGTCTGAAGTGTTCGATCACATGGGCCGAAAGTATTTCCGCGAACGTGTTTTCTTCAAACTTGTCCTGGAGTTCGGTAATGTTACCGAGCACATCTGTTTCCATTCCCCCATGTTTCATCGTGGCTATGTCGTAATTGACACATTCTTTCTTGATCATCAGGCCACTGCCTGCATTAAGTTTTGGATTTTTCTTGCAGTCAGGAAGGCACTCCCCTCCATTTTCTATTCTGTTGCATATCGCGCACAACTTAGACATTTTCGACTCCTTTACTTGGTATTGTTTGAATAGCAATAGTCCTCAAACTGAATGTCTGAAGACTATCGCAAAAACTACTTATTGTCAAACCACTTTTTACAGATCAAAGTCCCATGATAGCAACCTTGCAGTCCGAATCATCCTGTCTTCCAGAGGTTTCGGAACCCAGCCATCTTCGGGAATGTCAGCAATGCACTTATGGGCGGTTTGTTCCTTACAGATTTTGCAGACCGGATAACATTCGCCATAATGATTAGTACTAAGTTCTAATTCGCTATCGCACTTTGTGCATCGGTACGCCTTCCAATCTACTTTGACTTTTGGCACGGTAACTATCTCCTTAAAAGAGTAGAGGGAGGGACTTGCCCTCCCGAGTGGATATTAAGGGCATTCCCATATTAAGGTAATCCCGAAGATCATATTTACTGAGTCCACTGCATTGTCGCCAAACATGGCAGTTGCCCTTCGAATTGCCCGATACTGGTCTTCAGGAAAAAGGTTGACTATGCCTTTGAAGTAAATGATGTCGCCCTTGCCATTGAGCCACACTACCCCCAAGTTATGGGAGTAGGTGTTGGTATCGGTAATTCGGATGCACTTGCCCTTCCCCACCAACTTTTCCACAAGTGCGATGATCTGCTCTACTGAAAGACCGGCATCACTAACTTCTTCCAATATGCACTCCGGTTCACAGTCGCACTGAGTTTCTTTCAGCCGGATAAGGTGTACAGGATCGGTCACATACTTGCGCACTTCCTCCATGAACTTAGTTTCGTCAGCTTCTGAGAAGGTAAGACCTACATGTACTTGGTCGAGTTTCTTTTCTGAGAATGCAGGGGACTCCTTCGCCGGTTTGAACACTATCATATCTGAGAAGTCACCATTGACTTTGACCTGTACAAGTATCCCGTCGAAGAGGACTTCTTCTCCATCCAGCAACTCTATCCCTGAATGATCGAAAGACTTGGGATGAGCACTGATCACTGCGGACTCCTGAATGGCGTAGAACAACTCGGGTTCCTGCCCTTTTTTCTTCGCTATTTCCGTTTCAAGGGCTACTGCAGTTTTGGGGTCTTCGCCGCACTCCCATGCATACCCTGCTACCGAATGTGCCGTACCATAGTTGTGCCCGTAAGACTTGCCAAGATCGACTTTGACTCTGGTACCATGATTAACCTGTTTCATGATGACTACTCCTTTCAAAAAAGATTAGGATTTAAAGGCCGGAATCCATTTCCTGCCGTGTTAAATACAATCTAACATCGGTTAAAACCATTGTCAAGGGATTATTGCAAGAAATTGCAAATAAAAAAGGGATACCCGCTAAAGCATCCCTTTTTCAGTACTTAACTACCTTTGCAGTGGATTTTTCCAGGCGACCACTCGAAAACACCGAGGCCACTCTACGGGAGTCAGCCCGTAGTTACGTATTATAAATGAGAACCCGGCTTCCCTGACTGCAGTCGCCGCAGTGTCCTTTGTCCATCCACTTCTGCAGGCCCACTGGGTTCCTTTATCATTCCGGTCCCGTTCGGCAAACAGGCACTCGATGTATCCCGGGACATCACAAGAATTCGTCACATAATGATGGAAGGACTTGACCACATCGGGACCTTCAAGAACTACCATACCGCCAGGACGTAAGATACGGTAAAAAGATCTCAACATTTTCGCTACTTCGGTCGCCCGAAACTGCTGAATTACATGGGCGCACCGGATCTCGGCAAAGGTACTTTCCGCGAACTGGATATTAATGTCCACTATGTTGCCGAACATGTCGGTCCTCATTCCGTCGGTCTTTGTCTCCTCGATGTCGTAATTGATAAACTCCTCCAGCAGTATAGGTCCGCTTCCCACGTTGAGTTTGGGATTTTCTTTGCAATCCTGACTGCACTTAAATCCATTTCTGATCCTGTGGCACATTTCACAAAGCTTGAGCATTTTAACTCCTATTTAACTTCTCCAGAAACTTTTTACCATATTTACGAATCATTTCGTCGTCTTTGGCAGCCAGAACTGACTGAGCATCCACCACTTTGGTGACCTCCAGATGGGCTGCGGCTGCGTAAACTCCGAAACTACGCAAACTGCGTAAAATTCGACTTGCGTTTGTCACTACTTCAGCTATGGTGACCCCCGATACCATGATCGTACTTTCCGTTCGGAGCAAAGTACCATTTGCCGGGTAGCAGGCAAAAAAGAAGCCACTCTCGCCAGGACGGGCCAACTGCGTCTTCTTCAGAAACTTGCGCACTTTCTCCTGGAATTGCAATGATTGGTACCGTGTATTGAGCAGACTCAGCCGACTCAGTTTTTTTGTGCCCCGCAACTCCAACTTTGCGGAAACTACTTTACCAGCGGATACTCTCAATCCGGCATGGGACTCCACTACGGTTACAGACGGAAGGAACTGCCTGTCAAATATGCGATACCCCATTTCTCTGCAAAATCGAATCATTCCTATATCTCCGCTTCAAAAAAATGTTATACAAGATTTGCAAGAAATTGCAAACTTACGCCGTAGTTATCGCCAGCAGTGTATTCCCGGAAAGTATCTCAACATTAGGAACGAGGGAGTGGTCTTCAGTTGAGCACATTTGCACAAGGTAACTTCCAGCACCATTGCTCCCGTAAATGGCGGTGACTTCAAACTCGCAATCATAACGGAAATTTACTTTGTCCATCCATTCTGCATTATTTGCCAAGTCACTAACTTTGACTAATTGAGCCATGATATACCCCCTTAAAAGGTTTGGGTTGATTTCCTGCCTGATTTAAATACAATCTAACACCGGTTAAAATCATTGTCAAACAATTTTTTCATAAAGATTAACAAAAACACAGAAAACTCATAAGCGACTGTTACAGGCAACTTGGCGTGGTATGATAGGGGAAGGAGATCCCCTCTATATTCCTCATCCACGTAGACGGGCACGCCAGACTCCCTACGGGAAAAGAACTCCCGGCAGCAGAGACAAAAATAATCCTCCTGTGACAATCCACAACACGCGGACTATGGTAGCAGGCAACTTTATGGCGCGCATCCTTTGAAGTCCTATCAGTATAATCAGCCCACCGATTACCCCTTGAAAAACAAGCGCCGTGAATAATGTAAACTCCATCACTTTTCCTCCTGATACGTAAGGGTAGGGGTTTACTCCTTTTTACTCAATAGAAGATCGAGCCACAAAAATGGCTCATTGTCTTTCAGCCATTGACAGGAAGATGAAGTTGTGCAGCAATTTGGAAAATCGTATTTCACCTCCGCTTTCCATCGGGCAAGAACGGCATCCGTAAAATTGGAAAATAACCCGAGAGATATTTGACTCCCGGCAACTGCGATTCGTGATTGCCATTTTTGGTTATTCTTGTACCAGTGGACTCCAGTTACGCCAGATGAATTATTGGATTGCATGCTCTTATTCCTCATTTGACATTGAGGACTTGTTTCTCTAAGGTTGGCAATCCAGTTGTCATGCCTAATTCTGTTCCTATGGTCAATTTGATTTTCGGGGAAATACCCATAATGCATAAGCCAGGCGATGATATGCGCGTAGTACAGTTTATTGTTTATGCCCAAAATGATATATCCGTCACGCCTACGATAGCCGGCTTCTTCACTTGTGCGACATCGGCCACAACTTATTTTGTAGGTGAAGATCCCAGTTTCAGGATCATATTTAAGTCTCCGATGTACTTTCTCGTAGGTGAGATCTTTTTTCACGGGAACTTTTTCCTTATGATAGATATTTACGAACTACCTTCTTTTTCCTACATAAACATCACAGTGTCTCGCCAATTGGAAAGATACGGGCCGGAACCCCGACCGACCCGGTTCGGCCGGACTACTTAGGTTTTGTTATTGCGCCACGCTGAATGATGGTGGTCCGGACCTTGGAATATTTATCAATTTCGTGGTTTTTGACCGTAGCGGTCAAAGCGATTGTCTCACCGATTTCCAACATTTTCTCAGTGTCCTTCCTCCACCAACTCCCGCCAGATTTGAACCACTTCAGATGGTTACCACTTTCGTCCTCAAAAGTAAGGATGGCGACCGGGCCGTAGTCATTACTGAAGGTGTGTTCCTTAACCAGCCGAACCGCACCGAAGTCCCTCCGCTCCTTAATATTGCCAATGTACTGACTCGACGATGCGGCCGCGTCCTTCTCCAACTGCAGGGCCTTTGCCTGTTTTGCCAGTTCCCGGTGATGGAAAGAGAACATACTCGCGGCAAAACCAGCAGACTTTGCCTTGATACTTCCGATACCCACCAAAACATCCAGATGGATTTGGTAATCATTCAAATCATGGCGACCATGCAAGGCGGACTTCACACACTCGATTATTTCCGTTGCCTTTTTCCAGTGGCGGGACTGGACTTCTTTGCGAAACCGCTCATTTGCCCTGGGACTTTCCATAAAATTCATGGCAGTTGCAGAGGTACTACGAAGCGGAAGATCACCGTAATATTCATTTACCTGTTTCCTGGTAACAAAGGAACCTTCCTGTTCCACGGTAAGGCAGACTGCGGCAAGGAACTCATGAAGGCAGATGTGGAAGTCACCTCTTGACAGTCGCATTCCGAACTCTTCCTCCTCCATTTCCGGATCGAAGAACATACTATTGAAATTGACGCCCGACTGGAAAATGATACTCGCGGGGTCATGTCCCAGGTAATCCTTTAAGCACTGTTTGCCCACCATGATCCGATTCCCGTCCTCATTTTCAAGGATGTAGCCGTACTTGCGTGTTCGGTTGGTATTGCAGTGTTCGCAAGTGACTTTTTCAATTCGTCCTATTTCCTTGCCCGGAACCGGATAAACAAGCACTGCATCCCCCTCGGCATCGACAGTTGCGGCAAGGTGCCATCCATTAACCCTTATGTCCGCCCCCCATGTTATGGTTGCATGAATAACATCGACTGTGACTTTCGGGGTCCGTGTGGTTGCCTCTAAGGTGATCTCGGAGGACTCGCCCAGTTTGAAGGATACCGTTTCGGGAATTCCCAGTCTGGCGCATCTCCGGTTAAGAGTTGCGATTTTATTGGTGAAAGATTTAAGACTATAAAGGTCAATGTTACCTGTTGCCGTGTAAATATTTTTAGCCATCTTGGGACTCCTTTCAAAAAAGGTGCGAGGTTAAAGGCCGTTTCCTGCCGTGTTAAATACAATCTAACACCGGTTAAAATCATTGTCAAGGATATTTGCAATTTATTGCAAAAATAAAAAGGGACTCCCGAAGGAATCCCCATTTTTCGTACTTTGTAGCTGACTAAGTGGCATTACAGGTGAGTGTAAAGTCCGGTAACTTCGGCGAAGATGGATTGCAATTGATCATTATAGATGTCACTGTGGGAGACTACTTCCGGGCAGTCAAAAGTTTTGCGATTGAACTTGAAAAACTGTACATTGTAAAGGTCACTACCGTTCAAGGTGACTTTGCACTTGTTGGTTTTCCGGCATCCCTTGAAACTGAATTGTAATGCATCACCACAGTCCATGAAATTCGTGGCTCCGGTCATTGCCTTAAATTTATTGCCGCCCAATTGCAGAAGTATCGTTTTTGCTACACTCATGATCCCTTTCCTCTTACTTTAAAATTGCATGGTAAAGGGCACTCGAAAGTGCCCCACTGTGGACTACAGGGTGGAAATGTAATGAGCCAGTTCCGGATGCATTCCGACTTTCTCCAGTTTTTTCATGATAACCTTGTTACTCCATCCGGCAGCAATCAATTCCGCTGACAACTCCTCTTCCTCCCGTTCAATGGCCGCGCCTATCAGATCCGAGCACTCCCCAGCTCCCATGGGATCGCTAAATATTTCGGATGTTTCCTTTTTAAACCTACAAATTTTGATTAATGCCTGTGAAATTGTCATACCCATGATAACTGACTCCTCCTAAGATTAAGATTTAAAGGTTTTTTCATGGAGACTTTTCCTTTAATGGATAGTCAGAATGCCGGTCTTATAAACATCATTTGTGTCAGGAACAAATTGCAAATATAAGAGCCACCCCCGCCACCACAACGGCTGCAACATCGATGCCTTCAGTGACGGCCAGTCCCGCCACCAGTAATATAAATAAGATCACTGCCAGTGCCACAACAAACTTTAGGAAAAAATTCATTAACAGTTCCATGGCCTCAGGTTCCTTTCAATTTGTCGCCCACTATCTTTCGAAGGGCAGTGTCGATGGGATCATCATTCAGGTACTGGGACAACTCATTGAACAGACCACGCCGTTCCTCCTGTGAAAATGCCGCCCGGAACCAATTCCACCGGAAACTCATTGATGTGAATGCGGCCTTTTCGCGGCACTTCTTCTCCCATTCCACAATACCCTCACCCTTGATCTTGGCACTCAGCATTTTCTCTTTTATCCTATCGAAATGACCAACTTTCATTTTCATTTTCACTTTTCTCCCTTTACAAGATAATGGTTCTTGCCGTGATAAGAGCAAACTAACACCGGGTAAAATGAGTGGTGCCCGGTAAAGTCACGGGCACCCGGTTACCTTAGATGAACAGTAAAACAAATTCCATGCCGTCCTTGATCAGGCGCTTGCGAGTCAGTACATGAGCAGCACTTTCCGGGACGTTTTCATCCTCCATGGTTTCATAGACAGACTGCCTGTACAGTCCACAGACACACTGGACAGCTTCATGATAGTTGAAAGTAACTGTCACTGCATGTTGCAATCGGGAGTGATACCGGTTAATATTAGCGCCGAGCCGGGACTCACTTTCCGGGATGCCTAAATTGTCAAAAAGTGCAAGGTCGGACTTCATCCATTCAAGAAAAATAACGTTCATGACTGATCTCCTGCAAAGGTTAAGGTTAGATGCGGGAGTCACTCCCGCCGTGTTAAATACAATCTAACACCGGTTAAAATCATTGTCAAGGGATTATTGCAAGAAATTGCAAATAAAAAGGACCCCCGGAGGGGTCCCAGTGATGTTTAGTCCTCCCATTCGACCCCAAGGAGGGTAAGGGAAGCCGAAGGCCAGTAGGCACCCGGTTCGAGGGGTTCCTCCGGGACGGTGATGGTAAAGTGCCGAAGAATTGAGGGTTCAATTACGTGCGCAATTTCATCATTACCAGGGATTCCGTTTTTGTCGTGTATAATGTAGGTGATCGATATAAGTTTTTTTGCCATGACACTTTTCCTCCATTAAGGTTCGGGTTGTAGGCCATTTCCTGCCCTGTTAGATATAAGATACCACCGGGTAAAATCATTGTCAAGGTATTCGTGCAATTTATTGCAAATGAAAAGGCACCCGGTTTCCCAAGTGCCTTCATGTCAAACTCTCATGATATTAAGGACAGGGGATTTCCACACCAGGGGCAGCCTCCCTTTGCCTTTCCTACATAGTCGCACCACGTACAGTGACTCACTACTTTTCACCATTTCCCTTTAATATGATATCCGTGCCACTTGTTATGACATCAATGTCCGTTCCGTCATGGCCAAAAGTACTGATTCTTGAGCCGTCCGGTTTACGAAGAGAACTCGGTGATCCATTGCCCTCTATCCTCTTGATGTACTCGGGTCTCTTCATGATAATCATTCTCCTTATGTTGAGGGTTACTTTCTCCGGGCACTATGCCCTACAAGTGCCGCCTGTCTAACCGCAGCATTCTTTTTGCGATATGCCGTGCGGACGCTGCTTTCAACCGCAGCATCATTCGTTTAAGTTTGACCTGACTCTTCTTTCCGATGTAAACGCCCATGTGTCCAGCATTGAGAGCGTGTTCGACTACATATTCTGACGCCACTTTATACATAATGGCCCTTGCTGACTCCTTGACGGTGATGTCGTCAGTCTTTCCCCAGGTGACACCCACGGGAATTGTGATCTTCGAAGGATCGACCAACCTACCGTGTATTTCCAACTTTCCGTTGATCATTTTATTGTCACGGAAACCGTCACGGTTGACATCTACGACCCAGCCGCCTTCGGTATCCTGAGGACGGTAAAACCACTTCCTGAATATCGCAGTCTCTTCCAGTGCCTGACTTCTGCCGTGGACTACATTGTTGACAATCTTGAGATAATCGCCGATGAACCGTTCATAAGGGTTCATCATTACAAAATTGGTCAGGAGCACTTTTCCCGGCATGATGCCGTCATTGTCCGCAACAATCTTCTCGACCGGGCCGATGCCGAACATCTTGACAAGGTCGTAAAAATAACCTCCCCCTTTATGAAAATCTGTCGCGGAAGCCATAAGGTGCAAGGACAAGATATCTGACTCGTCAATGGCAGTATGGCATAACAGGGAGTAACCGCCTTGGCACATGCCGATCAAATGAACCGGGCGATCGATGAGCTTGATCACTTCGGCTACATGGTCCACAAGATCTTCAAAATAAACATTTTCATGAGTTCCCGCCGGGTGATAGCATAAGGCATAGACGGGACTGTCGGGCATGCAGTTTTTAATGGTCTCGACTGGGGACTTCCCAGGAGACATCGAGAGAAGAACTTTTTCATCATGGCCGGATGTAGGGGGCCTGAACAAAACTGGATCTCCGGGACCGTCCTGGAACTTCCGAATGTAATACACGGAATTTGAAAAAATAATCTCGTTCTCATCGTAGCATTCTACTGGTCCTGTTGCGCATGCAGTTGCCCAGAATTTGCCAATATTCTCAAACATGTTATCCCATACGTTAAAATGCTGTTCCACGATGTTACTCCTCTGCCGCCGAAATATTATTGACGGCATGTTTACTACGTTTTACTATTCCTGACTTTCAAGCACTCCGGGCATGTCACATTATATGACGGAGTCGGAGTGCATATCAGTGAGACTCGGCGGTCGCACAAAGTATCTGTAGACAATGCATGGGTTAAGTGTATTTCACTACTTCCGCGCACTGATACTCCCATCAGACCATTCCTATCACGGCCACCTGTTACTGTGCGTCTTCGCATTATCCCACTACCTCCTGCAACCAGTTGAACTTATTGGAAGTTCATTACTTTTATACGATAACTAATTGAGTCCAGTCAGAAGGGCGCTCCTCTACAAATTGGAAGGAGTACTTGTCTTCTCTTCGGGTACCCATTCGCTGGTTTTGAAGTCATACTGATGCACATCGAACAGCGTTAACTCTGAATCCCAGTCCCCTTCGTGGCCCCGCCAGTTTGAGATAGCCAGCACTGCCCGGTAAACTCCTGGTTTCATATCCGCGCAGTCGCAAGTGATATACTCGTTAACTTCAGAAGTGTCACGCCAAAAATCTTCCGACACTTTGTCCTCGTTCAGAATTCGGATCAGGCCACTTGGAGTGAAGATCGCAAGAGGCGCTTCTCCTTCTGACTCCGGCAGATACGGCGATATGGGCAGAAAGGAACCGGCTGCCTTTAGTACTGGTGCGGTGAGACAAGCCTTCGCTATCTCCGCACCCACTTCAATGTAGCATTTATTACAGTGGGCATAATCGTTTCCCAGTATATACTGGTGAGTTCCGACTATCTTTTCCTCGCACTTTATACACCGGATACTCCCAGTTTCCTCCATCAAGTCTGACTGAAGTTCCGGCAGAAAGCCTTTTGGGTTGGGTATCACTTCACTTGTCAATTCGAGAGTACCATTCTCCCCTGAGATGGTCAGGGAATCGCCATCTCGCTGGACAATGTAATGGTGCCATCCGTCATCCTGTATATCTATGGTACCGACCAACACTTTCGCGGTCCCGATATAACAACTGACATCAAGTTTGCCGGAACTATTCTGTTCGATAATGATACCGGCGGGTACCGCCTGCTGCGCGCTCATGAGAAGCGCCCGGTTATTACTTGCGGTTTTCCTCACCCAAAAACCAGCAGCCCACTTGGGAAGAAAAGCTATGTTCTGGACAGACTTTTCACGGACTTCGGGAGTAACATTCTTCCACTCCTCCCCCGCCATCGCCGAGGCATAACAATTCCTGCAATAGGGATCTGCATCCCCGAATACATAGTAGCATACCCCCACTTCTTTTCCGCATCGGGCGCACTTTGGAATGCCACTCTCCTCTTCTTCTTCACATCGCGCACATTTGATACTCATGATCTTCCTCCTGTTAAAAATAATTTGGACGGAACCATTCCGTAAACTGGGCGTTAGTCAGGAGTTACGGAACGAAGGTCCCCCACTGCTTCCTCCGGTGAATCTCCGTAACCAGCATCACTTTCCTGCAAATCAACGAAGCCGTCCCTGAAAGCCACCCACTGCTTCTCGTCTTTCTTGATGTTGATGTCAGAATCCCACCAGTTCGGAACGAAGTGATAAGCAGAGGGAGAAGCATTTGCTTCAGACATCCTGCAGGAATCGTTCAAGCATCTCCATCCTATACCTGCTCGTTCCATGGTCATGGTCCCACATGCACGACACGGTCCCAGGTTTCCGCCTTCTCCATGTGTCCAGGTCATCTCGCCCGTATCGTATAATTTTCCCGCCATGATTTTCCTCCTGTTAGAATAATTTGGATAGAACCGTTCCATCCTTTATATACAAAATAACACCATTCCAATTTATTTACAAACGACCACTAATCGAAGACTTCCTTCATGCCTGTTGTTTTGAGCCAGTCTTCATGATACTGTGCCGGATTTGTCCCAGTTGAACCACCTTCAAACAAAATGTCGAACCATCCTCCTGGGTTCTTTTTGATTTGGGTAAAACCGAACAGGACACTGTAATGAGTCGGCTTAAAGGGGATATCCACCACTTCGTCCATACTGACTGGAGGAACAGCCGCATAAATGGCAGACAACTTTGGTTTGCTAATTTCGGGCCGCAAAGATCTGTCTTTTACAAATTCATCCCATGCCTTCTGGACATCAATTCCCCGGTACTTATAGTCGGCCACCAACTCTTCGGCAGATGCAGTGGCACGATCTCCTCTAACTGTTATTTTCATGACTTACCTCTCCTGTCCAAATGGCACAACTTCGTAATCGTCAAGGGACTCCAGCAGACTCTCGGGAATTTCAAGGTTTTTTTCCCGGAAATATTTCAACTGTCCGTCGCGGTCCTGCCGGATAGCCTCTTTCACAGCATTGAGCGCATATTCGAATCGTACCGGCTCATCTTCCGCCCAATAAGGGGCCTTGAAAAACTTTCCCTCCAGATTAAAGGCGATACGCCGTTCTTCCTTGGGAATGTCAGAAAACCATACGACAAAATCTTTGACGCCGAGATAAATGGACTTCCACTTTGCCACGACTTTGTATGGTGCCGCCTTTGGCGCGGGTGCCTTCGCAATTCCTAAAGACTGTTGGCCTCTACCTGTTATTTTCACGATCCTCCTCCTTTTTTCCTCCGCTCCCGGTGAATGAGAGACTGGAGCGTAAGTTGGCACCAGCAGCACTTGCCCGTCTGCCGTTGTCACCCAGAATATCCATGAATGCGGCCTCTTCTCTCCGTTTCTCCAATTTCCGGTTACGCCTCCATGCAAACCCACCGAATGCCACCAGCATACTCCACGCACTGTGTGGTATTACATTGCATCCTGTAACCTGTTTCGCCACCTCCAGGAAAACCTCATCCCAAAAAGATCTGGGAGTTTTGTGATAATACTCTTCGGGGGCAAAGAAATGACTGTCGTGAATTAGTAAATGGCCATGCCGGTAGCCATAGTCGTGAATTAGACTGGGTACAAGCAGAATTCCGGTGGGGGATAGCACTGGCCAGAGCAGCCGGGGAATTGATGCTCCATCGAAAACAAAACCTGCAGGTATAAACACTGTCTGCCGGCGACCTTTAATATCCAGGTCAATTTTCCACGACTCCGCAATTTTCCACTTTCGAGATGCAGTCATCCACTGCCGCGTCCTCCCGAAAAAAGACTTTCCAATTGTGGGAATCGGAATAGGTGTCAATTTAAGGCGATCGATTGCTTCCAAAATCTGCTTCTGGTGGGGATTCAGTTTGTTCTTCACTCTCCACCTCCTTCGGTATGTAATAAATAAGGGAGTTTTCTTTTCAGTGCCGCCGCATCCCAATTGCACCAAACAGACAACCACTGTTTAGCTGTCGGGCGTTTGTATAACCGGCCTTCGAGTATTTCACGTTCACGCTTCTTACTTGCCTTCATTGCCAAGTCGTGTTCTCGTCTTGCGCGCTTGCCCTCCCGGTCGGAAATTATGACTTGCATCTCCTGGTTGGATTTATGCAGTTTTGCAATCCTCTTGTCCCGCGCAGTTAACAGTTGCTCCAACTGTGCGATTGTCCTGCCCTTCTTAACTCTCCTGTGAAGCAGCCGCATTTCCTTCAGGGAATCTGCGATGTCTTCTCGCAACTTTTCCAGATGATCTATTTTCTGCGGAATCGTGATGATTTTCTTACTCACTTTTTCACCTCCTGACAGGAATCCATGTATCCACCGTGAAATCGTCTTTCTGCATCGGCATTCTTTTTGTCGTCGGTCGCAGCCAGCCACCGTAAGCATCAATGAACCTGATCCAGTCGTCTTCTCTCCACCCACTACTGTGAACGGGAGGCGCTTTGAACTTATACTTGCCAATCCTGTACAACTCACGTTTTTCCTCCAGTGACAACTCGCGTTCCGGTACTTTCTTAGGGTATCGCATCAGAAAGCATCCGGTAGTTCCCGCTTCCTCGAAGCCGTACCTTTTATATAAGGCAACCAACTGGTCGAAATTCAAAGGACTGCCTGGGTAAGGGGAAGGCGTGCAACAAATTGCAAATCCATTGGCATCTGCAATCCGGGTTACGATGCCCAGCAACTCTTTTCCCCGGCCATCTCTGCTATAGGGACACATCACTTTCAGCCGGTTGAAGAAAAGCACCCTTACACCGGCAATCTTCAACTTGACTTTTGCAAAGTGTTCCTGCACTGGTTCGATAGTAGTCAGCCCGGCGCAAGAAGCATCACCCAGGGACACATGCACTCCGTCCTTCGTTATACTGATCGTTATTCCGCCATCCATGTTACTTTTCCTCCGCATTTTTTAAATTCTTAATGAAGTTTTCCAGCGAGGCAGACTTTTTGCGTACCTCACTCACCTTTTCGCAATTCCTAAAATGTAGCCGCCGATCACCTTGGTCTACTGTAGCACCACATACTCTGCAGGTGAAAATCACTTCTGTGTAATCACACTCAGGCGTCCAACTCCCTCCAGAATGGTGACGTTCTTCCTTGCCCTTGAATATGAACAATGCGTCAAACACTTGGACTTCAGCAGACTCACCCAACTGATCATGCCAGAAAGTAGTTAATACTCGGCGGGTGCAGGTGATAAAGGGCAACCCGTGGTAACCATCCATGGCAGTAAGTAGCGCACGGATAATTTCCTTAGACTCATACTGCATGATAACGTCAAGTTCCTCATCGGAGGACATCATAACTATTTTCCCTCCCATTCTTTGCAGCCTTGAAAAGCAGGCCAATTAATCCGCATTTTTGCCGTAGGACACCATAACTTCACCATACTTTGGCACCTATCGCAAGTTTCCCGCTCGGGATTCTTAAAACACATGCGCTCATGTTCCACTATAAACTTCTCGTCCATCGACAACTTGTCGCATCCGTACTGACAGACGTATGCGGTTACTTTTTTCGGCATGGCATTACCTCCACAAATGCTCCATCCAAACCATATCGGCAACCAAACTGCCGACAAAGAAACGCCGGAGCAGATCGGGGATTCAGCACTTCACCCACTGTCCGATAGAACGGGCCGTCATCTCCTTCTTTGTACCAGATTACAGCGCCTTCAACTATGTCAGCAACTGTAGCGGGTCGCAAATTATTAGGGAGAGGGGGTTCTACACCCAGTACAGACAATTGCATCGTGTTTGTTACCTCGCCATACTTTTGCGCCCGTACTGGCAGATGTATGCAGTTACTTTTTCGGCATGACAACTTGTCTCCTTCCAACGGACCAGCATACTCAAGTCCTTCGGACTCACTTAACGGGAAAATTCTGACACCGCAGTCAAAACAACGAAACCGCAACTGATCGCCTTCCACAACTGCTGCTTCTGTCTGATGAATATTATCCCCAACCTCACGGACCAAATACAGCCCATCCACTCTCGGAATTTCCTGCGTCCATGCTAACTCTGTCATTTTCGCCTCCACAATTTTTTTAGAATTACAGACAGTTCAATACTGACACCAATTACAGCCAGGACTATCCCAATGACACTGGCAGCAGTGCACGCTAACTCTATCATTTTTCTGATTTCCTCCTTGTATAGGCAATGAGATCGAATCCCGGTCATCCGGCAGCATCTTAACGGCCTTCCTTCATTCCTATTGTTTCCTGCATCATGTCCTTTATAGCATGATCAACATGTATTGGCAAACGTAGGTTATTTTCGTGCAATTTATTGCATATCCCCGAAATCGGATTGACAGCGATGGGCAGCGTTGCGCATAGTCCGCCTTTCCAGGCGTCATAGGCCGGAAGGCAAACCCCAAATTTTTACCCTCATGCATCCCATTATGTTTTATTTTATATGCCAGTGCCCCGTCATGCCTCGTGATACAAGTGCAGCCCATGTGCATCGACAATCCAAATTTTATGCCCCATGTCCCCCCCTCAAAAATTGGATGGTACTTCTCTCCTTTGTTACCATGTGCATACCCTCGCTCCGCTCATGTACAGTAACACATGCCGGCATACCCTCGGTGCGTGCATGTGCAAGGCAGTCACGTTAATCCCCAAATGCATATGCGATCTCTACTGACGGTTACAGTAACAACTGATGTTTACAGTAACAACTGTCATACTTGTGTTGTGCATGTCGGCACTATGCAACTATTGCAAACTTGTGTCTCTACTGATGTTTACAGTACCAACTGTCTCTACTGTCGTGTTTGTCGTGCATCAATCCAATTTCAATGTGCATGCAGGTGCAATGAGTGCATGCAAACATACTGTACTGACTGCAGTGCGAACGTGCCTACTCTCAAAATGCTGGTGAGATTTTTTACACTATGGTGACTGCTACTACTGCGGCGGGGGGTCGAGATTTTCAGCTACTACACCCCTATGGACAGGCAGCCTTCACTCCCAAAAATCAAACTGGCCAACTTGCGCGCGCTACTACTTCACGACTGACTGCGCGGTGCCAATTAAGTGTACGTGCA